ATCGTCAATGCAATTCATAATCGCACCTCAACCAATCCCTGACGGAGAAGCGGATGCTCTGCTGGTCGGACTGTCCGACAAGGAACACGGTCGGTCGCTGTACGCTGTCGTCATTCGCGGGGCAGGATACGATGGCGAGGATGTGGCCGTGGCCGCCATGTCCCTGTCAGCCGACGACGATGAGCATGTATCTGCACGCTCTCTGGCCCACAACATCGTAGCCTGCCTTCGGATGGCTGACGAATCCTCTGACTGGAAGGACGAAGCGTTCCGCTTTCTGTGCAGGCACTCCCTGCTGCGTCTGGACTCCTGCCTCAGGAGCTCCGTGCCGGAGGCCGGAATGCTGGCGATGATGGTGACCCCGGAAGACAGCTACTTTTTCGAGGACGCCACCGATATGATCATCCGGTTCTGCCTCGGCAAGCTGGCGGAGGAGACCGGGACGTGACCAGCCGGGAATGCCCCTGTTACAAGCAGGGCTTGTGCCCGGCCAATGCGAACGTGGTTCCGTTCCACGGACCGGAGACCGCGCGGCTGGTGGTGGTCGGCGAAGCGCCGGGCGCGACCGAAAACGCGAAAGGGATCCCCTTCTGCGGCGACAGCGGGCGGGAGCTGGACCAGTTGTACCTGCCCGCCGCTGGCATGGCGCGGCAGGATGTGTATGTGGCCAACGCCATCCGGTGCCTGCCGGACAAGAGCCCTCCGCCGCTTGAGCTGGTCCGGCACTGCTCGCAAAACTTCCTCTTGCCTTACATCCGCGAGCGGAAGTCGAAGGCCGTGTTCATGGCGCTGGGAAAGACCGCCGAGGGAGTCCTGCGGCAGATGCTGTACCCGGCGGACGCGGTCCTGTCCCAGACGCCCGGCGCGGTGCGCCGGTTTCCCAAGGGCTGGACCATCGCTGCCCCGCACCCGGCGGCGGCGATGCGCGACGAGAGCCGCACCGGACAGATCATGGACCAGATCCTGTTGGCGTTCCGCCAAGCCGGGCGTCTCCTGCACGGCCTGAGGACGCGGCGAAAAGCCCCGGACGAGATTGTCCACTCGGGCTTGGCGTCCTGCTGGGACGATCTGGTCCTCGGTCTGTCCGAACCGGACGCAGTGTCTCTGGACACGGAGACCGTGGGCGTATCCGGTCCGCTGCTGTGCCTGTCGTTCGCCTGCCGCAGGGAACGGGGCCTGCTGCACAGCCTGACGATCTACGCAAACAGGATTCGGGACTGGGAAGAGGCAATCGGGTGGCTGTGCAAGCGAAAGGTGATCATGCACCACGCGCTCTACGACATCGAGGCCGTCGCGGTCGCTGCGGGCTGGGATCTGGCCCGCCGGTTGCTGGGCGTCGTCGAGGACACCATGCTGCTGGCATACGAGGTCCGGGGCCTGCCGCTGGGCCTGAAAGCTCTGGCCGACCTGCTGGCGGGAATGCCGATGAAGAGCTTCGAATCGGCCATGGAGGGCCCGTTCACCCGCGCCATGCAGAGGCATATGGAAACCGTTCGGAAGTGGCTGGAGTCCCGGCACGAGCCGGAGGCGCGGGTGTCGGGCTGCCTGTTCGAAGATGCATGCGGAATCCCGGAGCGGCTGCTGATGCGGGCGGGCGAGACGCTGTCCGACTACCAGAGCCGTCTGCGGTCTCTGGCCGACGAGGATCTGGCTCCTCTGGCAGGACGGGCCGTCTCATCCCGGCAAGGCAAGGCCGGGGCCAAGGAAGCGGCCATTCTGGTGCGGGAAGTGAATCGCCGCTTCTCTTGGCTGGAAGCCCTGTCCGTGTTGGGACGCGCCGAGCGGCTGCTGGACGGCACGATGGAGGGACTCGATGACTTTCTCTCTAAGGCGAGGGAATGCGGCCTGCTGCAGCCGCTCCTGCCGGAGAAGTTCTACGAGCTGATCACGGTTGCCTCGGAGAAAGAGGTGGCGAAGTACGCAAACGAGGACGCCGTCGCCACTCTGCTTGTGTGGGAGGAACTCAGGAAGCTGAAATGAAACCGAAGGTATTCCCAATCGACAAGTCACAATACGCTCTGTTGGCAGGACGATGCGGCGCAGCGGTGTTCGAGCTCCGGGACGACGGCGAGGTCTGGGCGTCCGGCATCCACGGCCCCATGGACGAGGAGATCGCCGAGGCGCTCGCTGTCGGAGCTGCCGGAGCCCGGACGCTGGCGGAGGCGCTGGAGCGAAACCGGCTGTCGGACCCGCGTGCCGAGTGCTTCATCGAGCTGGGGCACCTGCTGTTCGCCGTCGGGGTGGTGCGCTGCCACTCCGATCTGGCCCGTCTGTGCGGTCTGAGCACGCAGAGGGTTTACCAGTTGATGAGCGACCCCACCAGCATGCCGTCGAAGGCCGCGATGGACCGGCTGCGGGAGTCTCTGGCCGGACTGAAGATCCCGTGCAGGAAGGCGATGGCCGAGCTGGCAGATTGCATCGCCAGCCGGGCGCGGTCGAAGCTGGGGTCTCTGTACGAGCGCGGGAGCTGAGCAATGGATCGGTTTCCGTTCGACTCGGATCAGGAACTGTGGGGCGGCGTGCGCTTCCTCGACGAGCCTGACCCGTGGAACGTTTACCTGCTGGACCGCAACGCGCTGCCGATGATCGCCGAATACCGTCGCAACGGCATTCTGCTGGACGCCGGGTGGCTGCGGCGGATGGAAGAGGAGATCAGCGCCGAGCTGGAGGGCATCGAGCGCCGCTTGCGTGACATCGCCGGAGCGGATTTCAACCCGGGCAGCGGGCCGCAAGTGCGGGAGCTGCTGTTCGAGAAGCTGAAGTTGCGCCGGGGCAGGCAGACTGCTTCCGGTGAAGATTCGACCGACAGCGAGACGCTGAAATCGCTGGCCGGTGAGCACGAGGCGGTGCGCCTGCTGCTGGAATGGCGAGCGCTGTCGAAGCTGATGGGAACCTACATCCGCTCGCTGCCGCAGATGGCGGGCCCCGATGGACGGGTGCGGACACGGTATCTGTACACGTCGACCGAGACCGGGCGCTTGTCCAGCGAGAAGCCGAACCTGCAGAACATCCCGGCGAGAACGAAGCTGGGACTCCGGGTGCGGGGAGCTTTCATCGCAGGCGACGGCATGACTCTGGTGGGCTGCGACCTGAGCCAGATCGAGGTTGTCTGGGCCGCGCATCTGAGCGCGGACGAGCGGCTGCTGGAGGCCATCGAACGAGGCGAGGACACCCACACGCTGACGGCGCTTGCGGCGTTCGACGTCCGGGATCCGGAGCGGTCGCGCATCCTCGGTTTGAGCCGGAAGGCGAAGGCGGAAGACGCCGGGCAGAAGGTGGAGTGGACCAATGAAGAGCGCAAGCTGTGGAAGTCGTTCAAGCAGGACAAGCGCCTGCCAGCGAAGACGGTTACCTTCGGCATCCTGTACGGGCAGACGGCGCAGGGAGCGCAGGCCAACATCCGGGCGCAGGGCGGGCCGGAGATGAGCGAGAGGCAGTGCCAGCAGTTGATCGACCGCTTCTTCGACTCCTACCCCGGCGTGGCCCGCTGGATGCGGCTGCAGCGGGACCGGGCTCTGGAAACCGGTAAGGTGTGGGACGCATTCGGGCGCGTGCGGCGGGTGACCGGCGCTCTCAGCACGCTGAAGCGGATCCGGGCGAAGGCGCTGAGGGAAGCGGGCAACATGCCTATCCAGTCGAGCGCTCAGGGGATGATCAAGCTGTGCATGGCCGAGTCGATGGACATGGTCAACCGGCTGCGGGAGGCCGGGATGCGTATTCTGCCGCTGCTGCAGATCCACGATGAGCTGATCTTCGAGGTCGAGGAGCGGGAGGCGGAAGAGTTCGGGCAGTTGCTGCGGGAGATATTCCGCAACTGCTGCCGATTGCGGGTGGCTCATGATGCGAGCTGCTCGTCGGGCAAACGATGGAACGAACTGAAATGAGGACGAGGACAATGGCAGACGACAAATACATCGCGATTGAGGAAAGCGGGCTCGGCGTAGAGTTCGTGGACGAGATGGAGCAGCTGGTTGTGCTCCGGGAGCAGATGTCCGAGCTGGAGAGCCGGGCGAAGTCGCTGAGGGAGTCGATCCAGTCCCGGATGCTGGACCGGGGCGTGGTCGCCGTGCGCGGCGCGGGCTACCGGGTGACGGTCGCGGTGAGAGAGCGCAAGGCGCTCAACGCCGACAAGCTGGTGGCGCTGGGCGTGTCGCCGGAGATCCTGCAGCAGGCTACGGATGTGAGCAGCTACACGGTGCTGGACGTGCGGAAGGAGCGGCAATGAGAGTCGTGATGATGAACCCTCGCCTGCGCTGCGGCATCAAGCGGCGGCACTCGACGGTGTTCGTGCTGGAGGAGTACGGGCACCAGATCGAGCTGATCTTCACCTCGATGCGGGCTCTGGAGCAGCTTGCGGATTCGGTTGACGAGTGTGCGGAGACGCTGATGGCCGCCGCTCCGGCTACGGAGTGGTGGAATCCGAGGGTGCCTGCGGACCGTCGTCGTCCGCCGGAGCATCTGGACCTGCTGCATGAGGAGAGCCTGCTGGAGACGCCGGAGTTTGTGCGCCGGAGAGCGGTTGCCGTACGCCGAGTCTCACCTCCAGCCAAGCCCCCGGCGGCAGGGGGATAGCGTGACGGTTGCCGGGCGTCTGCGAGGCGGGGCAGACGTCCGGCTCCTCGTCGAGCAGGCGCAGGATGGCGGACCAGATATGATAGCTGCGGAGGACGCGATGGAGCACGCCGCCGTGGGCCCAGAGTTCGCGGTGCCGGGACCGGTCGAACTTGGGGCTGGACTCGATGATGGAAACCGCAGACCGGGCCGCGCTCTCGGCTGCGCGGAACAGGCTGAGGAGCCCGGGCTCCAGAGTGCGGAGGGCCTTGTAGTTGTCCTGCTGCGCCAACCGGCATTCCGGGCAGCGTCCGCCTTCGCCGGACCGCAGCCGCTGGTAGGTGGAGCCGCAGTAGGGGCAGGCGACAACCGCACGGGTCACAGCACCATTGTACCAGACAGTGTAAATGTGTACACTGCCGGAGCCGGTAGTTCTAGCGTTCTGTAACCACAATAGTCTGGAAGTTGTTGAAAACAAAAGGAACAAAAGTATTGACTCATTAAATGGAAACGGGTAATGTAGAAGCATGGAGACGAAAAGCTTTCTGATCAGCAAGGCCCTAGCGACCAACGTACCCGCTCTCCTGTGGGGCGAGCCGGGCGTTGGAAAAACAGCCCGACTCGCGGCGTTTGCCCGTGAGACGGGCTTTGCCTTTTTCCCAGTAGTGCTTTCGCACTACGACCCCGTGGAGTTCCACGGGGTCCTCACTGTTGACCCCGCGACACGGCGGGTCCACCGCGCCCTGCCCGACTGGGCGGGGCCGGAGGTGTTCGACCCTGAGGTCGACAGCATCATCTTCCTCGACGAGCTGTCGACCTCGACCCCGGCTCAGCAGGCCGCTGCCCTTAAGCTTTTGTCCGAGCGCGAGCTCGGCGGGAGGAAGCTCTCCTCTCGCTGCCGCATCATCGCGGCAGCCAATCCCCCGGAGTGCGCTGCCGGGGGGCAGGATCTGGTCGCTCCCACCGCCAACCGCTTTGCCCATATCCGCGTGGGGGCGGATGCGGCGGACTTCGCCGCGCACTTCCCGAGCATGTGGGCCGATTGCGGCTCCGGGCTCGCCCAATTGCCGGAGCCCTCTGAGGAGGAGAGGATCAGGGCCCGCGCCCTGATCGCCGCGTTCCTGCAGCGGCGGCCCAACCTGCTGCATGCGATGCCGCAGGATCCCCTGCAGCAGGGGGGCCCGTGGCCCTCCCCCCGGAGCTGGGAGCTCTGCTCCCGGCTGATGGCCGGGGAAACCGACTCCGAGCGGATCCTCGCCGCGGCCGCCGCCACAGTCAGCGAGGCGGCGGCGGTCGAGCTCGCCGCCTTCCTCCGGGATGCCAATATCCCGGATCCGGAGTCGGTCCTCGCCGATCCGGAGTCCGCGCCCATCCCCGGGCGCGGGGACATTCTCTACGCCGCCATCAGCGGCGCGGCGGCGGCGGCAGTCGCCCGCCCGTCCCGTGAGCGCGTCCGGGCAGCGTGGGTCTACCTCCGTCGTGTCGCGGAGGCGGGCCACGCCGATGTCTGCGGGCCCGTTATCCGCCCGCTCGTGCAGGGCGGAGGCCAGCACTTCTCGCCGGTCAGCGAGCCGTCCCTGCTCGCGCCGTTTCGCCGCGTCCTCGACGCGGCCAAGTAGTAGTAGTAGAGGTGGTTGCATCCGGCAGTATACTGATTTTGGAGGTCTACCGCCAGCGCTACAACGACCACTGGCTCGTGGAGAGTCTCAGGTTTCAATCCCCGCGGCAGGCCCGTCAAAGGCTGCTTGCCCTCGAGGCTGCTGCACGATGATAATCGAAAAAAACTGTCCAAAGGAGGTTATCCATGTTTATCTTTAGTGTGAGATTGTATCGGGGTGGGAGAGAACTGGGCCAAATTTGGTCTCAGCCCGTCCCAAGCGAGGTAGCCCATGCTTTGGAGCAACTGGTCGACATCCTCGGTGACGTGTACGAAATCGAGGCAGAACCTAAAGTGAAACATGTGTCTAGCACGCAGATTCACGATGGCACTTCATGGCCGTCCTTTGAAGATCATGGAGTGGTGTGGAGTTATAGCGCAGAATTCGAACAAGAATAAAATGCCAATGTGCATTGAGGATGTAAAGATATGAGATACATTCCCAGAAAACCCAGCCCAACGTTTGAAGTAATCCAGAAACTGCTGCAGAGGCTTGGTTCTATACCAGCCGCGCTGGTGCCGGTGGGGATGGCCCGCGCCCGGGCCGCCGGTTCGCCTGTCATAGAGGTTATTCCCGGCACCATCTCCGACTACGGGCGTCAGATACTGTTTGAGCTCGGCTCGTTCGCCCGGCGGTTCTCTTTGCCGTCCAGCATCTCCATCGGGGATCTGGAGCGGGAGGTGGGCAGACGGCTGCCGGGACTTGTTGGCTGAGGTGCGGAACATCGAAACCCTGAGGTCGCTGTCATGACCCGCACCATCGTGTTTGACCAAGGCGCGCTGGACAGAGACCCGCTTCTCGCAGCGCTGGCCGCAGTCCTGAAGCGGATGGCCGCGCTGCAATACGACAACCGGCTGATGATGCCATACACTCTGGTCGTGCGTCATGGCAGCCGGGAGTATGCGGCTTTGTACGAGTCCCGGATGTATAGCCTGTGGGTCCACTACGGCTGGTTGTATGCAGACGACCGCAAACTGGGCCACGGCTCGACTGCGGACCGTGCGTGGCAGCCGCTGGAAGCCCGGAAATACCACCGGGACGGACTGCCGGAGCGAAGGCAGCGCATCTCCGAGCTAGGCTACCGTGGGATGCTGTCAGAGGCGCTGCGCTATGCACTGCGATACATAGACTGGATCTGGCTCGGCAGGCCGGAGCTGCGGGCCGAGGCCGAGTCGGCGCTCGTGCTGGGGGACTTGACATGATCGTTCGATACCACGACGCTCTCCAACCGGTGGAAGAGGACATCCTCAGGCGCATGTCCCGGGCCTTTGGAGGTGTGCTTCAGGTGCCTATCATCAGCCGGATGACGCTGCAGAACAAGAGTGTGCTGCACTTCGGAGACCAAGTCGTCTTCGCTCTGGAAGGTTCGGCGCTGAAGATGTTCTCCATCCCTACGTTCCCGTGCAAGGACAGGCGCAAGCTTGCCGATCAGATGTCGGACGCAGCCATCCCTGCCGGGTTGCGGCCCTACGCCCGCCGCGAGCGTGAGACGCAGATTGCCGTGGCCGACCTGCTGCGCCATCTGTCCCGCATCCAGCCGGTGGTCGAGGCGTGCCCGTGGCTGCCGGAGCAGTTGTCGGTTCTGCAGACTCTGGAGGAGATTTCATGACTCCTGCCAAGGCGCTGATGATGGACACCCTGTGGGAGATGTGCTCCGTCGCTGATTGCGTCTCCCCAAAGCCGTTCTTCGCTGCCATGATCCTGCGGTCCAGCAGCCCGGCATGGGGCATCTGGTATCGCGTCTGCGCGGTGCAATGGGTGTACCGGAGGCCGGAATCCTACGAGAGGCTCGTGCTCGAAACCGGATTCTGGCCGTCCAGCATGTCAGAGGCGCACGAGTGGGCGGCGAAGAACGTCGCGCCTCCGCCGTTCTTCGCCCCCTGCACAGACCCGGATTTCTACTCGCAGCAGACGATGCTGCATGATCTGAGATACTTCGCTTCCGTCCCACGAGTGCTGGACCGGTGCCCGTGGCTGCCGGAGCGGCTGTCTGCAGTCGAGTTGCTGGAGGAGATCTCATGATCCCGATCACCGAGGACGTCGTCAAGAGTCTGGTCAGCATAGGACAGCAGTCCGTAGCCGCCTACGTCAAAGCCTGCGCGGCCACGGGTCATTTCCCGTTCAGCGTCATCAGCATCCCGGATGTGGACGCAGGCATCGACATACCGGCTCTGTACTACATGCCCCGCCGGTGCTGGAACGAGTACGAAACCTGCTACCGGGTCCTGCCGCTGGTTCCGGGCGCGTGGAAGCTGCGCCGCAAGCGGGTCATCCGTCTCTCAGACAGCATCCAGCTTTCGTCCTCCAGCGAAGCTAAAACGTCCCTGTTCCGTCTGCTGTCGTTTGTTGCCTTCAGCGAGGTCAGCACCCGCCATCCGGGGAGCGGCATTGTCCGAACGACATTTCCCGCCCTGCTGGTGTGGAGGGAAAGCGTGAGCGGGGACGGCAGGTGCGTCTACCGGTATGCAATGGCTGGATACCCAGCCGTGTTTTCGGACTCAGAACAAACCATTCGGTGGAACAGCTATAATCAGGGCCCCGTATCCCGGGACCGGTTGCCCGGTCTTTTGGACGTGCCGCGCGGAGTCGTCAGCCGTACAGAGGACGCGGCGATCCGGTACGCCGAGTCCCTGCTGGCCGGATACGATCCCCGTTCGTTCGTCACCGCCTGCCGCAGGGCTTCTCCTGTGGAGTACTCCGGCTCGTCGTCCATCGTCATCGAATGGGCGGACGCGCTGGAAGCAGCAACCCGCAAGTGGCCGGGGTACGCCACTCTGGCCGAGATGATGTGAGCCTATTGGAGGATTGCCATGACCTGTACATACTGTGAGCATGGGGACCACGAGTTCCCCGCGCCGGATTGCGAATGTGATTGCCCGTGCCATGGGGGTTGCCATGCGGAAGCCGAATCCTGAATTGCCGGAGATCCTGCAGTACGCCCGTCTGAAGCTGCTGAAGGAGCGCCCGTATCTGGCGCACATCGTGTTCCGCATGGTGCCGGTGCCGACGCCGGGGCTCGGCACCCTTGCCGTGGACCGCTGGTGGAGGTTCTACTACGACCCGCAGATCCACGAGAAGATGACGGCGAAGGAAGCCGTGGCAGCGATCTACCACGAGGTCCACCACATTCTCCGGCAGCACGCGACGCGCCACGCGTGGATGAGTGAGCAGAACCCGCAATTGGCAAACATCTGCACGGACCTGTCGATCAACAGCGATATCCGCGAGGAGCGGTGGGAGACCGAGGGGGTTAGGCTGCCGGACTGGGTGCTGCAACCGGAGCAGTTCAAACTGCCGCCGAAGCAGACGCCGGAAGAATACTGGGACGCACTCCAGCAGCAGCAGCAGCAAGGGCAAGGGCAAGGGCAAGGGCAAGGGCAGCAGGCACCCGGTCAGCAGTCCTCGGGCGGGGGCAAAGGGAAGGGGAAAGGGGCTGGCAAGGGCGCAGGCAAGGGATCCGGCGGCCAGAGCGGCTCCCAGAGCCCGGGGGCAGGGGGCAGGGCGCAGGGGCCCGGCTCCGGTTCGTCTGAGGGCCACGCAGCGCCCGGGGCGGGTGGCTGCGGATCCTGCGCCGGTGGACCCCGCCGGGAGTGGGAGCTGCCCAGCCCCGGCGAATCCGGCGTCGATGGCGTCGGCCAGATCGAGGGGGAGGTCATCCTCGGGGATGTCGCCCGGGAGATCGCCGAGCACGCCCGAGGCCGGGGCAACGTCCCCGGCAGCCTCAAGCGGTGGGCCGAGCAGTTCGTCCAACCGGCCAAGGTCGACTGGCGCAAGCTTCTGGCCAGCTACATCCGCCGCGCGGCGGCCACCCGTTACGGCAGCATGGACTATTCGTTCCGCCGAACCAGCCACCGCGCCGCCGCTCGCGGCATCATCCAGCCCGGGCTCGTAACCCCGGATCCGACAGTCGCCGTCGTGCTCGACACCAGCGGCTCCATGGGCCAGAAGGAATTGCAGGCGGCCCTCAGCGAGGTGCAGGGCATCCTGCGCTCGCTCGGTCTGCGCGAGCTCACGCTGCTCGACGTCGACGCCAAGGCGCACCGCGCCCGCAAGGTGAGCACCCTTCGCCGTATCGAGGCACTCGGCGGCGGAGGCACGGACATGCGCGTCGGCATCGACGCCGCGCTCAAACTCAAACCACGACCGGAAATCATCATCGTGCTGACCGACGGCTACACCCCGTGGCCGGACGCCGCACCCTCGGTGCCGGTCGTCGTAGGCCTCGTCGCCGGGGACATGGAGGTCCCGAAATGGGCGAAGAAAGTGGTCGTCGAGCAGTGAGAGTCTTTCAGGCTGCCGGAATCCGTGGCACGTCCCAGCACGCGCGGGTGGTCATGAACTACATCCGACAGCGTGGCGAGGCAATGGGACAACTGCCGAGGCTCCGTGTCGGACTGCTCTTCTGGGGCGAAAACAGGACCCTCATCCACGGCGAGGTTTTCATCCTCGATCCGCAAGGGTATCAGTACGACGGCATCGTCAGCTCGCTTGTGAACTCGCCGGAGGAAGGCGAGCAGGCGATGCAGTCCGAGATCCGCGCCATGATCGACGAGCACGCTCCCGAATACATCATTTTCAGCCGGGGCCGGATGTCCGTGCAGGACGCCTGCGCCGAGCTCATCAGCTATTGGTCGCAATGGCCGGAGATGCTGCCCGGCTTCGACGGGCGGGCTGCGTTGACTTTGGCAGAATTGGAGGTTGCCTGATGGGATTCTGGTCTTTCACCAGCCAGCACTTCATGGAACGCGGAGACCTCCCGTTCCTTTTCGATGACATGCACAAGCTCAGAGCGATGGTGTCTTACTCGTCGGTGAGGGCCCTGTCGCCGGACGTCGACCGCCTGCCCGCCGTGCTGGACGTCATCATGCAGACGTCCGGTATAAGAACCGTGCTGGCTCACGCGGTCCGGATCCCCAAGATGTCTCTGCAGACTCTGGCCAGAACCGCCTACCCGGCCTATCTGGAGTTCCGGGACGCGATGCGGCGCGTGTCGCCGTCGTTTTCCGACACCGGCACGCAGACGGTCTGGGTTCCGATGTACTGCGCCTACCAAGCGGAGTTCTTCGGCAACGGGCCGATACGGTGGAGCTTGTCAAGGCGGAAGGGCGGTCCGTTCATGATCGGCAATGCCGCCCGCCCCAAGGTGAAGGACGCGGTTGCGGAGGCGGCCCGCTACATCGAACAATACCGGAGCAACGTGGGAAGCACCGGGCGGAAAGGCATGTTGCTGCTGGATCCGAAAGCGCCCGAACTGCACTGGTTCCACCGCCCGCCGCTGGCGTCGGATCCGGCAGCCGTGGCCGTCGAGTCGATTTGGCGGACCGTCAAACAGCAATACCCGAACGAGGTCACGCTTGCGGAGCTTGCCATATGAGCGTGCATACACTGTTCGACCACGTCAACACACTGTATTTGCAAATGGGAAGTCCGCCTTCCAGACACGCGTCCATCGCCGCGCAACCGGCTCTTTCGCCGGACATCGACCGCATGGGGGCTGTCTTGGAGATCGTGCGAGACGCTCATAAAATCGACAGGCTGTTCGCTCACAGCATCCGGCTGGAGCAGATGACCTTTTCCTCGCTCGGCAGGCGCGACTACACCCTGTACCTGCAGGTTTTTGAAATCATCCGGCGGGAGACGCCGCTACGGCTGATCAGACAGACCGACCGCGTCTATGTGCCGATTTACCGGGTCTACCTCGCTGACTACGGAGACAACAGCGGCTGGACCGTGAGCGCCGTGACATCGCAGGGGGAAGTCATCCCGGAGTCTGTGCACTCGCGCAGGTCATCCGCAGTGGACAAGGCACTCTTCCGGCTGCGCGGCTTGGTGGAGCACAAAGTGAGCCTGCGCCGATCCCACGAGTCGCTGCTGCAGACCCCGGTGTCCGTGTTCGACAAGCCGCCGATCTCCAAGGACGCCGACGCCACGATGGTGGAGGCGCTCTGGCGGACGCTGAAGCGCCGGTTTACAAACGAAGTTCTTTTGTCGGAGCTGAGCGCATGACAGATATCGTTTCCTCTCCCTATTGGCTGAAGATGGACGAGCCGTCAGTCAGGATCCGTCCGTTCGACATGCAGCCGATCATCCGCAGGCTGCGCGGTCAAGAGGTCGTGCATCCGCCGTACGACCGTCTGGTTCTGGCATCCGTGCCCCTGCTGGAGCAGTCCGGCGTCTTCCCCCGGCCCGCCCTTCCAAGGATGCTCTTTCACTTCGTTCGCATACAGTTGATGGACTCAGCCGACTATCGCAGAAAGGTCGGCAGAGAATACCCTCCTTGGATTGTCCGCACCAACCGGATGTATGTGCCCGTATACCATGGCTGCGCTCTGGGCTTGGCGGGCACGGAAAGCCGGACGGGCAAACCGATCCACTCCGCCGAGTCATCGAGCTGGGAAAAGACCCGCGCGTACTTCTACAAGGCCATTCGGGCCCGTGCGGGCGCAGCGACCAAGGAGGCCCGGGAACTGTTTTATCGGATCAACGACGAAGGCGGGCGCGACGGGCTCATATACGACGACGGCAGCCGACCGCTCATCGTCATCTTGGAGGGCAAGGGATCGAGGGACCCGGAATACGGGATCGTCGAGGCCCTTTGGAAAACCATCAAGGCCGTGTACCCCAACGTCGCGGCTCTCGCGGAGCTGAGCGTATGATTCTGACCGGCGGAAAATGGTTCTACAACTCGGATTTCACCGAGTGGCAGCAGGCGCAGGGGCCGGACATCCGCGACAGCCCGTCCGAGCTGGGCAGGATCCTGAGTGTGCTGGCCATGCAGAAGACCGGACCGGCATTGGCGCTGGCGCACTTCATCTACGTCCGGCAGACAACCTACCTGATCATGATGCAGGGTTGGCTGGGAGGGCGCAGGAGCATCAAGCTGCCGAAGGGCGCGGAAGAATGGACCACCATGTGGGTGCCCGTGTATGGCAAGGCGATAGCAGCGGTTTTCCCCCGGGGATCCATGACCCTTTTTGTTGTCAGACCGCACCCCGAAAAAGACCGCCACCACGGCTACCTGCTGCCGGAGTGCATCCGGCGGGACTGGGATGAAGCCGTCCAGTGCGTGCGGCGCGGCGTGGAGCGGCTGCACTCCAAAAGCCCGGTGCCGCGCTGGTTCCTAGGGTTCGGCGTGCCTCTCTACGTCAGCGAGAACCGGAGGCCGTCGCCGCGCGGGGTGCTGTACGACGCAATGCTGACGGCGGTAAGAGACCAGTTTCCTAACGAGGCCTTGTTGGCCGAAATGCTGTAAAGGAGAAGCGCGGATGATCGACCAGAAAACCGAATACTGGCTCAAGTGCAGCCCGGAGAGGCTGGCATGCGAGATTGAAATGGCCGTCTGGATGACCCAGCCGCTGCCAGAGGTGCTGTCCACCCGGGACCGGGAGCGGCTGGAGGCCCGGATTCTGGAGGTCGTGGAGCTGCTCACGGTCCGGGAGGGGTGATGGCCAAACCGAAGCTCCTTCTGCTCGATCCGGCGGAGATCGAGCTGAGCGACAACATCCGGGGGGAGATCAGCGAGGACGACGCCCGGCGCATGGCGCAGGATCTGCTTGAGGCAGGCTGTCAGCTTCAGCCGGTCGGCGTGCGCCGGGTGCCCGGCGGCGGGTGGCGTCTGGTCTACGGACACCGGCGCGTGGCCGGTTTGCTCTGGCTGCAACGAAACGCTGCTCTGCCGGAGGACAGCCCGCTGCGGCAGGCATCCGCCATCGAGGTGCCGAGCCGGGAGGAGGAGCTCATCATCCAGATCCGGGAAAACAGCGCCCGGCGCAACCTGAAGCCGGTCGAGGAGGCCGAGCTTATCCGGGACCTGTTGGCCGACGGTCGCACCGTGGAGCAGGTAGCCCGCATATTTGGCCGCAGTGCAGGGTGGGTCACCCAGCGCCACACGCTGCTGTCACTGCCGCCCGAGGTCCTACAGGCAGTGGGAAGCCGCATCAGCCCCTACGATGGCTATCATCTGGCCCGGATGAACCCCCGCGAGCGGGAGGCAAGGGTCAGGGAGCTGATTGGTGAAAAACCGGATTCGGGCGTCCGTGCTGTGCGTAGGAAACGACCCTCGTCCCGGGACGTCAGCCGCCTGCTCTCACGGCTGCGGAAGTCATGCCCGGAAGCGGGAGCACTATTAGACAACCTGATATTGTATTTGGAAGGGCAGCGTGATGGCGCGGAGGCAGAGAGACGGATCAGGGAGGTTCTGCAAAGACAATGAAATACGTCACCTATTACGACGGACTGTTCCGATGGCGCGGGCCCTACGACCTGCGTCTGGTTCCCAAGTACGCCGACTGGTGGTGGAACGTGCCCGCCCGCGAGTGGCAGACCGCCGACCACAAGAAGGCGCTCAAGCTGCAGCAGTACTTCGACGCCGCCGCCGAGGAGGAGATCCGAAGCTGGGAAGCCCGCCAGCGGCGCGAGCTGGAGGAGAGCCGGTCCGTCAAGGCCGACATCGAGATCCCCTGCCCTCCCGGGCTGAACTATCTCGATTACCAGAAGGCGGGCGTCGCCTACGCCGTCCGGCGCGACGGGACGCTGATCGCCGATGAGATGGGATTGGGAAAAACCATACAAGCCATCGGGCTGATGAACTATCTTGGCGGCGACTGCCGCAACGTGCTCGTCATCTGCCCGGCCACGCTCAAGATCAACTGGCAGCGCGAGCTGGAGAAGTGGCTGGTTTTCGACCGCAGCATCGGCATCGTCGACGGCAAGACCGGGTGGAGGGACGAGGACATCATCATCGTCAACTACGACCTGCTGGACCGCTTCACCCGGGAGCTCAGAAGCCGCGTGTGGGACGTGGTGGTGCTCGACGAGGCGCACTACATCAAGAACCCGGAAGCCAAACGCACTGTCGCCGTTACAGGCAAGCGGGTGTTCGACATGGACCGCCGCCAGTGGGTGGTGCTCCAGCAGCCTGTGCCCGGGAAGAAGCGCCTGCTGCTGACCGGAACTCCTATCTACAACCGCCCGCAGGATCTCTGGACCATCGTCGACTACTGTTTGTCGGACGTGCCCATCAGCTCTCGGTTCAAGCACTTCCAGAGCAAGGGGACGTTCTGGAAGCGCTACGCCGGGTATACCCAGACCCGGCACGGGTGGGAGTTCACGGGGCCCATGAATCTGGACGAGCTGCAAGAGCAGATGCGAGTGCATATGATGATCCGCCGACTGAAATCTCAGGTGCTCACCGAGCTTCCGCCCAAGATCCGGCAGGTTGTCGAGCTGGACGCAAGAGGAGCCTCCTCCGTCATCAAGGCCGAGTACGAGCACGCCCGGAAGAAGCAGGACGCGCTCATCGCCGCGCAGGCCGAGATGGAGATCGCCAAGGCCACCGGCGACGACGAGGCCTACCGGGCCGCCGTCAAGAAGCTGCGGCAGGCTCACTCGGTTGCGTTCGAGGAGATGGCCAAGATCCGACACGAGGTCGGGCTGGCCACCGCCAAGGCGGCGCTCGGCTGCCTTGAGGACGCCGTGGAGAGCTCCGGCAAGCTCGTCATCTTCGCCCACCACCGGGACGTCATCGAGCTGATCGAGAACCACCTGACCGGCAAGGGTTGCAAGGTGGTCAAGGTCGTGGGCGGCATGAGTTCCTCGGACAAGCAGGCGGCGGTCGACAGCTTCCAGCAAAAGAAGGGCGGAGCGGACGTCTTCATCGGTTCGATCACCGCTGCAGGCGTCGGCATCACCCTGACCGCTTCGTCGCACGTCGTGTTCGTCGAGCTGGACTGGGTCCCGGCCAACATCGAGCAGGGCGAGGACCGGTGCCACCGCATCGGGCAGGAGCAGCCGGTGCTCGTCCAGCACCTCGTGCTGGAGGGCTCGCTCACCGCACGCATCGCCCAGACCATCGTTGAGAAGCAGGAGACCAACCGCAAGGCGCTCGACAACAAGGGCGCTGGCACCGAGGAGAAGCCGGAGTTCCTCAACGAGCCTATCGTCCCCGCTGCGGTTGACAAGACCGAATCCGCGCCGTCCGCCGCGTCCACCGTGCTCACGCCGCGCCAGAGGCTGCAGCAGGAGGGCGAGTCGATGACCGATGAGCAGCGCCGTCTGACCCGCAGCGTCATCCGGTTCATCGCCGGTCTCTGTGACCGCGCCCGGAATCTGGACGACGTCGGCTTCAACAAGCTGGACTCGGCCATCGGACACCGTCTGGCACAGACCCCGGACGAGCTCTGGACGCCCGGCATGCACGCGCTGGCCAAGGTTGTCTGCCGCAAGTACCGGCGGCAGATCGTCGAGGGTCTCGGATCGGCCGTCTACGAGGGGTTGTACGGACCCGGGTCCGCCACACCGTCCGAAAGGCGGAAACGGAATCCCGAGCTGGCGGAGGACGAGCTGGACAGCAAAGTCATGTCAAGGGGAATGTAGCCATGACGGAAAAGACTGCCTATCACGGGTCCCCCAAGCCGGTCGAGAGGTTCCGGTCCGGGCACAGATCCAGACCTGACGAGAAACAGCAGCTGAACTTCGGCGTCCACTTTGCTGCAGAACCGGAGATCGCCCTGCTGTACGGGTGCTTCCTTCACCGCTGCCGCATCCGGTGGTCGCGCCTCTACGACGCGTCGCTGGTGGACGAGTGGGACAGGCTGCCCGCCGGGCACGCGGACGTGCTCCGCGAGATCATGGATCGGTCCCGCAACATCCCCGGCCACATAAGACAATGGCTGCTGGAACAGGATCTGGCCGCCACTGGCATGATCGAGAGGGCCAGCAACATTCTACCAGTCGATCATCACCGGCTACTCCGGCGCGTCGCTGGTCAAGAAAAAGACGCACGATGCCTACATCATCGTCGGTGATCCAGAGCAGCAGGTGGACGTTCTGGAGATCGTGGAGGTGCCGCAGGCTGAGTGGCGGCGGCTGGCCGCAGGCTAGCGGCACTCGGCCAGCACGACGTCGTCAGCCAGCGATGGATCGCCGCTGCCGTCGGTGAACCGCACCGCACCGCCGGAGACCGTGTAGTCGGACGCCTGCACCTGCCGGATGCCGTTGCGGTAGACCGCCCGCAGCGTGCAGCCCGAGGGCAGGGTCCAGCCGCCGTCGGCTGCGCGGGACAGAACGGCGTCGGTCCCTTGCGCTTGGGGCACCGCCCGCAGCTCCCAGCCGGTCGCCGTCTGCACAACCTCCACGCCAGCGCCCAGCGTGGCAAAGCCGATTCTCCCGCTGGCCAGCACCAGCACCCGCGCGTCCGGCAGAGCCGGACCCCGCAACTGGCTGGTGTGCGGCTTGGTCTGGGCCACCACGACCGGGAGGCTGGCGACCGCTGCAGCGGCCAGAATGCAGGCGGAGTAGACGAGCAGCTTCTTCATGGGTTCATCTCCAGACGAGAATGGCCGCCGAGTAGGTCAGCCCCGGCGGGACGGTGACAGTTTGCGTCGCGCAGAGCCGCACCACGACCGAGTCTGCGCCAGCGTACATGATGCCGGAAACCTGCTTCGGCAGGTCGGGCGGCCAGCCCGGGGCGATCGCCAGCCCGGGCGAAACTCCATGCGCCGGAAAGCTGAGCTCGGCGCACTGGCCCGCCATGACGGAGCCGAAGCTCAGGCTGCCGTAGTACCAAGAGACAGCGCCATTGCCCGATGCGAGATAGCGCACCTGAGACGGCCCGTGCACCCGGGTCTGTCCGGCCAGCAGCAGGGCGAGCAGCAGGAGCAGGGCGGCGCGTTTCATTTGAGCATGGCGTGCAGGTTGGTTGACCAGATCCTCAGTCCGTCCTCTGCGTCGGAGAGCGCCTGCCGCAGATTCTCAGCGGCTCTCAGAGCTGATTTCAGGTCCTTGAGGATCTGTCTCAGATGATCGAAGTCGATTGAGTCCTCGATGTTCTCCAGCCGGTCTTCCAGATGCTCCAACCGCTCCAGCTTCTTCCGCAGGTCCGCCGGGCTGTGTTCGGACAACAGGTCCTCCAGCTCCACAAGCTTGTCGTTCGCGTCGTTGCCGAGAACGCTGACCGCCGTTTCCCCGATCTCGATGAGCTCTTCATCCGTCATGCCAGCACCGTATGGGCGTAGACGACCCGTCCGTAGGGATCCACTACCCGGGTCGTCCGCCCTTCCTCGATCGCAAGCTGGTATGCCCGGGCGGCGGCTTCCTCAATCGACTGGTAGTCGCTGTCGTCGTACCAGTGCTCGCGGTAGATGCACCGGTACTGCACGGTGTAAATGGAGCCAGCCGCCCGTGCAATCATCTGCGGCCAGTATACATCAGGTTCTCTTTTTCCGATCCAGAACCGGATTCGTTTTCGGCTGCTGCTGGTCCTCGGCTTCATCCTCCGACGCCCAGATCTGGTCGGCTGTGAAGAACTCGTGGAGGAAGCGCTCCCACTTCTGCGGAGTCTGCTTCACCACGTCCCAGATCGGAGGGAAGGTTTTGATCACCGTGGACACGCTCAGCTCCCCCGCCTCGAGAATGGCGTCATAAATCTGGCGACCGCTGTAGGTGGGACCGAACAGCCCGGCGTCTGTCAGCTCGATCAGGCGCTCGGCGTAATCGGCCCCGTTCTCTCCGTCCATGAACGATTTGAGAAGGCTGGGCCTGAGCATTGAAAGCAGGTTGTGGTATTGGGCCATCATGTCCGGCTGCTGCTCCTGTTGCTGTGTCTGTTGCTGGTTTGCAGCCGCCTCCGCCGGAGGCGGAGGGACCGGGGCGGACGGCATCACCGGCTGCATCGGCACCGGCTGTCCCTGCCCGGTCTTGGCGACCGCGAAGTTGTGCATCGCTGCTGCAAAGGTGGTCCCGAGGATGGTAACCGCCTTGAGGATGTCCGGCAGGTACTCGGTCCAGCCGCCCTTGGACGGCTTCTCGTCATCGACGCCGAGCACTTCCCGCAACTGGTCCTTGAACTCGGCCATCTCCTTGAGCATGTCCTTGAGCGACTGCGGCTGGCTGGGGGCAGGCGCGGCTGCGGAAGCCTCCTGCCGCTTCGCAACGGCCTCCAGCAGCGCCTTCATCTGCTCTTCCTGCGTATGCAGGCGCTGGTTGGTCATCTGCACCATCTTGTCGACGTAGTCGCTGTTGACCTTGGTGATGGCGTTGGACATCTCCTTCATCGCCGTCAGGTAGCTGGTAACCATCTCCGACGCCTTCTCGTCCGGCTTCGGCAGAAGGTCCTTGATCGCGCCCACCGTCTCGGCGATCAGCTTGGTGGGGTTCTGCTGCTGCTGCTGCAGCTCCGCAGTCCTCTCGTAAGCTTTCTGCATGATCTGGTTGGCTCCTTCGGTGGCTGTCTGGATCACCGCCACCATGGGCGCGACGGCGGCCATCCCGGGATCGGACGGGGCGGGCGTCTTGCGCTCGTCCTTCATCAGCCGGTCTGTTAGCTGGGTGTACTGGTTCAACAGGATCTTGGTTACCTCGGACACGTCCTTGTCCTCCTCGTTCTCGCCTTTCTTCCGCTTCGCGTCGCTTGTTTCCTCCCTGCCGGGCACCGCAATGCCGCGGCTTTCGCACCACTGCACATACCGCTCGTTGTGGGGGTTGGTCGTGTCCAGTCCGTCCAGATCCAGCAGCGGCGGGTACTCCGTGAGGCTGTAATTGCCGACCATCGTCACCTTGCAGTTGCAGATGGTGCGCCGCATCTTCTTGCTGGCTCCGGCGTCGTTCATCTTCAGGAAGTAGTCGCCGCAACCGAACAGCTTCAGCAGGTCCTCTTGCGGGAACGGCGCAAACGCCTTGGTAACCTGCCTCTTGCCTTCGACCATGACCGGCCACAGCCGGTAGATGTAGACGACGACCCGGTCGCGCAGCGCCGGGTCCTCGTAAACCTGCTTCCAGTACTCCCAGAAGGCCGAGGGACGCCCCCTCGGGTCCTTGTGGTCCGGGTGGAAGTTGGCGGTGAACGGGGGCGGGAACATCTTCATCGGGGGCTTGGGCTTCGCCTCTTCGTCCAGCCCCCGCAAAAGGCGTGATTTTCGGCTGCGGATTTCCCGCAAGTCGGAAATCGGAGCTTCGCTCTCGCTGCCCCGCGCCTCGGGCTCGCTGGCTCCCGCCTCTTCCCGGGAAATCAGAGCCGCTTCCTCTTCCCGCTGTTTCTCCATCTGTTCCAACATGATAGCCTCCGCCGGGTCGGGGGGCGGGGCCGGTTCCGGTGTCGCTTTGTGGTTCGGCATCATACACCTCTGCATAGGCTCGAAGTCGGAAATCCGAGTATATAGGATTTTCAATCGGTTCGGTTTTCCGACTTCGAGCATAGTATACTGTATACTGTATACTGTACCTAGCGCGGATTTTCGCGCACCGGGCTACAATCCTCCCAGATGCCCGGCACCACCTACCTGCCCGGCTTCGGAGAGGTGAGGTACGACCTGACCCCGGTCGCCGATTACGGGGACGGCCAGACGTCTGCCGTCATCGGCCTGATGGCGAAGTACGCCGCCGAAGACAGCGAATCGACGGAAGTGCGTCAGGCGGTTGCCGCTGCACAGCGCCTGTATTCGGGCCTGACGCCGGAAGAGCAGGTCTACCGCTTCGCCCGCAGCCGCATCCGCTTCATCAACGACGAGGCGCTCAGCCAACCGTTCCAGCGCTGGTATCAGGACTACATCGTCGAAACCCTCATCCGGCCCCGCGACCTGCTCACCCTGCCCGTGCCCGTGGCGCAGGGCGACTGCGACGACTTCTCCATGCTCGTCGCCTCCATGCTGCTGGCGCAGGGCATCAAGGCCAGCTTCGTCACCGTGGCCGCCGACGACCGCGACCCGAACCAGTTCAGCCATGTCTATGTCGCGAGCTACCGCGACGGCAAAAGGTTTCCCATCGATGCCAGCCACGGCCCCTTCGCCGGATGGGAGGTGCAGGGAGTCTACCGCCGGACGGAGTGGCCCGTCCGCAAGGCAGTCACTCTGGATCTGGACATCGACAGGATGCGGGTTCCCCTGATCGCGCTTGGCATCATCGGAGCCGTGGTCCTGTCATCGAGGAGATAAAGACTCATGATGTACGCCGCGCAGCCGTGCTGCCAAGGATTAGCGGGAAGCTGGACCGACTGGTTCCAGTCCATCACCCAAGGGTGGAGCCAGACCGGCCAGCAGATCCTGCTCAATCAGAACCAGCCGCTGGTCATGGAGACCGGAGCTGGGGGAACGAAGGTCTACCAGACGGGGCCCGGCACCCCGGGTGCCGTGCTGCCAACACAACCATCCACGCCGGAGCGCGTCGTGCAGAGCAGCTTCTCGGGGCTATCGCTCCTGATTCTCGGCGGCGTAGCTCTGATTCTGCTGCTCAGAACACAAGGAGAAGGAGACTGAAACCATGCCACTGCGAGTAAAGAACATCGCTGCCGGATACTACGATTCCACGGGCTTCCACCCGATCCGGGCGTCTCAGGACTACGACCCGGGGCGCATCGGAGAAGCGGAGAAGTACAAAACCGCGAAGGGAAAGAAAGGCGCGAAGGGAAAGGCCAAGCGTGCGGCGGAGGTAGCCCGCACCAGCCGCGCGGCGCGGGCGACCCTGAAGCGGGCCTCCGGGCGCAGGAAGCGGGGAGAGGCGGCGCTCGAAGCCGCCAAGGCGGCGAAGAAGGCGGCCAAGCGGAAGAAGAATCCGATTCCCACCAACCGCTACGTCACGGCCAAGATCAAGCGTACGCGCAGCGGCGATCTGAAAGTCATCCTTCCCTTGAGGTAGCTCATGGCGCTTCGGCATCCGGTGCTCGGCGAATACGTCCCGTCAGTAGAAGACGTCGTCCTGCCGGACTACTCCGGCGGCGACTACTCGACGTGGCAGTCCGGCACCGCTGCGGCTTCTGGTGTCCTTGCCTCCGGCGTGGCGTCCGGCGCTCCGCTCGACGTCACGGCTGTCAATGCTGCGGGCGCAGCCCTAACCACGGCTGCGCCCACTTTTATGTCGGCAACCACCGCAGCAATCGCCATCCCGGTCATCGGCGCGGCGGTCGCCGGGGTCACCTTCTGGCTGATGCGGAACCGGTTGAACAACATCCGCAAGGAGAAGGCCACCCAGATCGTCAACGACGCCGAAGCCAAGATGAAGGAGAATCTGCAAGGCTATCTCAGCGGCCCTCGCACGATCTCCAGCCAGCGTCAGGCGCTGGCCAACTTCGACGCGCTGTGGGAGCACATCGTGCAGGGTTGCACCGCCGTGGGCGGCGACCCGGGCCGCCGGTGCATCGAGGAGCGGCAGCGGGGAGGCAGCGCCCCGTGGTGCCCGACCGGCACCGGCTGCGATTATTTCACGCTCTACCGCGACCCCATCGCCAACGACACGCCGCGCCCCGACCCGGTGCAGGCGACCATCGATCCTCTGACCGGCGAGATGGTTTCGTTCACCGGCGGCGGGCTGCTGCTGCCGTTGCTGCTGGCCGGTGCCGGGGTCCTGCTTCTGGTGTCGCGGAAGGAGGAAGAGTAGCCATGCCCATGGTTCGCTTGGGATCCGCCGATTGCCAGTGCTTCGCGCCGCCATGCCCGTGCGATATGGAGGTGGTCTACAACGAGTCCGATTGCCCGGTCGGGACGCGTGCGGAGAGAATCTGGAGCGAGACGGCCCCGGGCACCACGGCGACAACCGTCATGCAGTACCGCTGCATGCCAACGTCTCCTGTCGGCAGCTCTGGCATCCACCCGTCGTGGATGCTGATCGGTGCAGCTGCCGTTGCAGTGCTGCTTCTGTTCGGCGGCGGCGAAAAGGAGGACAACTGATGCAACTTCCGGTTCAGGGAAAGTTCGAGGAGCGGCCCGGCTGGGCGCTGCGCCCGGCGTGGGGCCAGCAGTACGGGCGCAGCCAGAGCGGCGGAGGCAAGCCCGTGTGGGGCCAGCAGTACGGGCGCAGGGAAGCCGCCGTGGCGCTGCGGCCCGACAGCCCGTGGGCGCGGCAGAACGAGCGGTCCACATGGGGCAGGCAGCGGATGCCGGAGACGCGGGCGTTCCTGCGTGGACTGGGCGGCTACATCCCAGCCGCTCCGTTCTCCTACAACCCGCTGGAGGACATGAACCTCAAGGCGCAGTGGACGAACCAGTACTACGCAAAGTCCGTGGAGTACGCGGACGGTGTGATCGCCGCGCTGCGAAGCATGGGCTTCGACGTTCAGGTGCTCGGCGTCGCCTGCGACCCCGCAGCGGGATGCCTCGGGATGATGCTCTATTCGGCCATCATCAACAAAGACGGCAAGACCATGGACACCAGCATCGGCAACCCGGTGCGGTACGACTCCCCGCAGCAGGAGGCGTCGGACATCGCCTACGTCTTCGGGATTTACGCAGTCCCGTCGCAGAGTTTCTCATCAGGGATCAACAACGACGCGCTCGTGCAGGCCGCCACAGTCCCGTCGTCGACTCCCACCTACGAGCAGTGGCTTCAGACGGCGACGCAAGCGCCTTCCGCGACCACGACGACGGCGACCGCAACCCAGACTACGACTGCGGCTGCGTCCTACCGCAAGGACGTTCAACTCCTCGCCCCCGACGGCTACCGCACCGGCGGCAGGTTCACCATGAAGATCTGGGGCAGCCCGGGCCAGACCGTGGAGATCGAGGCGTGGCAGAACGGGCAGAGCCACGGCAGAAGCGCGTTCGGCACTACGGACGCCAGCGGCTACTACGAGATCTCCGGCTCGTGGCTGCCGGAGCACGCCGGGCGCTGGCAGGAGAACGTCTATGTCGGTGGCGAGGTCGTCGGCAGGCTGGACTTCGAGCTTGCCAACCCGGCGCAGACGGAACAGCCGGGCAACGTCACCGTCACGCCGGAGCTGCCTGAGGCCAACCAGCCGCCGCAGCCGGGCAGCGGGACGCCGGGCACCGGCGGCGGAACGATGACGCCGGGAGTGGTGCCGCCACCGCCGAGCGGAGGCTTCCCTTGGCTGCTGCTTGTCGGCGGCGGTCTGGCGCTGTTTCTCTTGGGAGGGAGCAAGGGCAAATAGCATGTCACCCGGAACCATTGTCTCGGCGCACAACGTGCTCTCCACCGTGCCGGTGAGCGAGCGCTACCTGTCGACATGCTACATGCCGACAAGCGGAGTGCTGCCGTCTCAGGTGACGTTCCGCATTTTCGTCGGCGGGATGAAGGTTTACGACGGACCGGGGAGCCCGGCGACTCCGACCTGCACCCGGCTTCCGTTCCCGCAGCAACTGGAAAACGGCGGAGAAGTCCGGGTGCAGGCCCTGCGCGACGGCGTCGTTTTGGCCGAGGACGTATACCATCATCAGGACATCGGGGCTCTGGAGCGCACGCTGCAGACGGTCGAGGGCACCGCTTCCTCGTTCGACTCACAGAAACTGTTCTTCCTCGTGCTGGTGGCTGCGGCTGTTTGGTTTTTCCTTCTTCGAGGCGGCGACAAGAAGGACGAAGACAATTTCGACTTCCTGCGGAGGATCAAGGTCAGATGAACACCGGATGGATCCTGATTGGCGGAGCGGTGCTGCTGTTGCTGTTGAACCGGCGACCGTCCCCTGCGACGGCGTCCGCGCCACGGATGCCCGAGACCGGCACCCCGGCTCCCGCGTCCGGGACCGGACAGCCCGCAGCCGACGCCGCTGGTGCCATGCCTGAGAGCGTGGGCGTCGCGCCGCCGGACGAGGTACTGGAGCAGGCGGCGATTGACCCGGCGAAGGCCTCGCTTGCGGGGGAGTGGAGGGTCAGCTGGCATGGGTGGAACTACTACCGGGCTCAGGCGGCCATCAAAGCCGGTTTGTGCGCCCCGCCGTGCTCGGAGTACGCGCCGGTGTTGGGAGAGCGCGTGGGACTGACCGACAATCAGGGCATCACCGCGAGCGAGTACCACGGATACCTCTCCCAGATCGGCATGAGCGGGGTGGCATGGCGGCGCGTGGCCGCCTACAGGAGGCCGTGGCAATGATGGTGCGGAGTTCGCTTGGAACGGTTTACGACGACCCGGATCTGTGGATCGGAACGGTGTACGGCGACAGCCCCGGATACGACGTGGCCGATTACATTCCTGCGGAGAATGTTCCTGCGTACTCTGTTACTGTCACAGACAGGGCAACGGAAGTGCCTCTCGTCTACGCAGACACGTCCTCTTACGTCCTGCCCGGCGCGCAACAACAGACGCCCCATTCTGTCTGGAGCACAGCAGTTGGCGGGCAGATGACGGACGTCGCAAAGCAGGGACAGAGCCGGAGCCAGAGCGGCTTCGGCATCCCGCTACCGCTGGTGGCGGCGATTGCACTGGGATTGTTCCTCGGGCTGAGGAACTAGAGGGTTTCAGGCATGATGTGCCAACTGCAGACGAACATGCCGGGAGCGGAGGGATGGAATCCGCTGGCGAGTCCTCCGAAGGAGGCTGCCGCCGCGCCGGAGACGAGCCCGCTGCTGGCGCTCGCTGTGGCCGCCGTCCTGATCCTGATCTTGTTCAGCGGAGGTGAAGCCGATGATGCTGGCTCCGATTAGACTTGGCGAAACGACGGATCCCTGCGGATCCGACTCGACCATGTGGGTGGTCATGAAGAGCACGGAGAACGGGAAGTGCTTCAACGTCTGCGTGGCGGACCCGACACAGATGTTCGAGGTCAGTTGCCCGGAGGCTGGCATCGAGACCGGAGGCATCAAGCCGAAGACTCCGAACCAGAGTCCGATGTCCGGTCAGACGATCATCCAAGGCGTGCCCAACTGGGTCGTCATCGGCGGAGCTGCTGTGCTGGGAGTGCTGCTGGCCAACAGGTGATCATGATGGAGAACCGCACCGGACGTCTGGATCTGTTGCTGCTCGGCATCGTCGAGCGGATCGCCAGCCGGGACCCTGTCTACGCGGCGGTGTACCAGACGTTCGAGCCGGAGATTCGAGCCGCGCTCGGCAATCTGGACTCCCCGCGCCTGCGCCGGGCGGTCAAGGCGCTGGCTTCCGGCGGCAGGGAGCAGGCTCGAGTAACGGGGAAGAGGAAAGAGGCCGAGCGCAAGCCGAAGACGGCTGCGCCCCGCAGGAAGAAGGCTGCGTTCAAAGCGCAGGTGCGAATCGCCAAGCCCAGCACGGAGCCGGTCGAGGTTGTGGAGGCAGAATGGGTCTCGTAGCTAAAGTCAGGATGGGAGCGTACCCGGAGGATCCGTACTACGATCCGAACCGGCCGTCGTGGCTGCCTTACTGGATCGACACTCCAACGGAATCCTACCGGAAGTACAAGTACTATCTTTACGAGCTTCCAGCCACTGCGGACAAGCCGTACCCGGATCCGAATCCGCCTCCGGCTCCGTCGAGCCCGTCCAGCTTGGATCTGGAGCATCAGCTGAGGACCGGGGACGTCGGGTCGTTCACCCCTGCCGACCAACTGAATCAGGATCGGTCTGCGTGGAACCAGTGGCGGCAGACCGCGATCCCCGAGACTCCGCTGGAAGCGCTGCGGAGGCAGGAAGAGGAAGAGAAAAAGCGGTCCGAGGAGGGCGGCCTGCCTCTCTGGGCGTGGCTGCTGATCATCGGCGGCGGAGCTCTGGCGCTGGTCGTGGCGCTGAAGCCCAACATGCCTAGCGTAAGTTTCGGTTCGAGGTGAAACTATGCCGTTCATCAACGTACATCCCGCGCCGGGCCTAGGGGAGCTGACTCCGGGCTGGTTCATCGTGCCCAACAATCCGTTCCAGCTGCGACAGCCCGTGGCACGCACCACAGGCGTCGGCGAACTGGTCGCGGCGCACTGGACGCTGCCGCAGAATCCGCTGGCCAATCAACTGGCCACCATCGGCCTGCCCCCGGGGCAGAGTTCCCAGAAGGCGGTCATACAGGGGCTCGGTGCAATCGATCTCGGTTCGGAGTTCTCCTCGTGGGCGAATCCGGGCGAGTGGACGTTCAGCCAGTGGGCTCTGGTGATCGGCGTTGGCGCTCTGTTCCTTCTCACCATGCGGAAGGACCGCGCCGGTTACAAGGCCGCCAAGCTGCAAGCGAAAGCGGACTACTACCGCGCGTTGCAGGATGCGAGGTCGAAGCACAAGACTCTGGGCGGAAGAGCCGTCGACTACGCGAGGGAGCGGCGGGCGGCGGCTGCCGCTGCGGCTGCGAGGGCGGCTGTGGTTGCGGAGGGCTGACATGCCGGGCTACTACTTGATCGACGACCGGACCAAGACGATCACTCCCGTGACCGAGGAGGACTACGAGGAGCGCCGCCGGATCGAAAGCTCGACCCGGCGCATCGTGCCCGCCTACAGCAGCGAGGTGCAGCGTTACCTGCGGATGGGCTACCGGCTGAAGAACCCCTACATGGGCTTTCGCAAGCTGGTGTCCGCGCTCAGGAAACGGGGCGCGGAAGACGCGCGGGCGCTGGCGGCGTGGATCGGGCGGCGGAAGTACGGCAAGGAGCGGTTCCAGAAGATGGCCGCCGATGGCCGGAGACGGAATCCCGGGTCGCCTGCCGAGGCCTACGAATACATGGTCACGCTGCATGACCGCTCCGGCCATCTTGTGGAGGCCGGGCACGCGGCTTCTCTGGCCGACGCGGCCAAGTACGCGTCCCGATCCGACGTCATCCGTGACGGTTACTTCGCCTTCTGGCGCGGGGGCAGGCAGATCGCTGGAGGCAAGTTCCGTTCCGGCATGAGCGAGGACCGCTGGGCCGAGGCGTTCGCCCGTGGCGGCATCCAGTGGAGACCGAAGCGGAGAAAGGAGGCTTGATGGCGATCAACCTGAAGACTGCTGGCGGAGACTCGGCGGTCTGGACTGCTCGCGGGGGCAGCCGCCCGTTGGACAGCGGGGACGTCGCTCATCTGGATTTCGAGGCGGCGGTCGAGCTGCTGCGGATGCTGGGGTTCCGTGTGCGGAATCCGAGGAAGAAGGGCGGCGGGGAAGAAGGAGGAGCCCAGAAATGGGATGACATCTCCAGCGCTAAGGTGGAGCAGCTGATCAACTCGTCGGACCTTCAGGAGCGGTTCAAAGCGATCCGGGGAGCGCTTGTGGCCGCCGGGATGGCGAAGTCGAACAGGGAAGTATCTTCCATCGTGCTGTGGTCGCCGCGCCGTCTGGCCAACGTGAGCATCAACAGCGGCAACTCGAAAACCGGGCCGACGATGTGCACCAACGTGTCTCAGGCAAGCTGCCCGGATGGGAGGAACAACGCGAGCGGATTCCGGTGCCCGCTGTACGACTCCGGCTGCTACGCCGAGTGGGGCACGCAATCCTTCGCTCACACCAAGCACCTGAACGCGGCTTCCGGCATCAGCAGCAAGGCGACCGGCAAGGACCCGTCTAAGAGCCGCTACACGCCGGAGGACGTGGCCGAGGATGAAGCCGCCGTGCTTCGCCTCGCCCACCCGTTCTGGCAGCTGCTGCGGCTGAACAACGGCGTGCGCTTGCACGTCGTCGGCGACTGCGTCACTCCGTCCGCTGCGCGGACCGTGGGCGCTGCGGCCAAGCTCTTCGCCGAGGGACGGTTGACCGGCTCCGGTGTAAGGGAAGGCGGCGCGGCGGACGCGAAAAACGTCTGGAACTACACGCATGGCTGGCGCGACGTGCCGCGCTCGGCGTGGCCGTCCGACATCAGCGTGCTGGCAAGCTGCGACACGGTGGACGATCTGGAAGAAGCGCACCGGCGCGGCTACGGGTCGTGCGTCGTCGTCCCGGAGTACCTGCAGAAGAAAGTCGGCGAGCAGGTTGTCCACTTGGGCAAGGCGATGATGACGGACAACGGGTTCCGGCTCATTCCCTGCCCGCACGAGGTGGCGGCGAAGAACGAGAAGAACGAGCGCGTCTGGTGCCTTGAGTGCAAGCTGTGCATGAGGGACGACTTCCTCCACCGCACCAAGAGCGTCATCGCCTTTGCCGCGCACGGAACCAAAAAGGCGCAGCAGACGGCGGCGCAGTTGATCAGCATCGAGGACATGAAAGGAGCGGCTGACTGATGGGCAAGCTGGAAAACTTTTACCGTTCCCTCGGCGTTCCCACTGTGAAGAACCCCTCCAGCAGCGAGGGCCGGGAGCTCGACCGCAAGGTGCGGGCGATCATGAACTATATCGACCGCCACGGCAAGGGTTACTTTGAATCCTTGTCGGACATCAACGCGCTGCTCGACCGCACCGCATCAGCCGCCGGTCTCAGCATGGTGGACTACGTCAACACCGCCGTTCCGTACGACCGGACGGTGAGCCTTCTGCTGGCGACGTCGGATCCCAACGTGTTCGTCCATGTGTCGATCTACCGCATGCCGAGCGGGCGCTACGAGCTGGTGGCCTACCCCACCCGGGACTCGCTGCGGAAGCGCGGTCTGCAGGGCAAGAGAAGAAACCCTGCGGGCGACATGGAGGATGCTCTGGCCAACTACATCGCCCACAACGTCTACTGGAAGCTGCAGGAGGAGGCTGAACAGAGCGCGGGGATGAAGCCGGAGCACCGGGTGCCGATCCGCAGCGGGGTGGTGTTCGTGGCGAAGGTGGAGGCCTACGAGCCCGGACTCGGTCTGGCTCTTTCTGTCTGGACGGAGCGGGAAGAGGGCGTTCCGGAAAGCGAGGTACACCATCTGACGTGGAGGCAGTTCAGGACCCGGTTTGTCGATTCCTCCACTCTGGAGCCTCTGGTCGACGCACTGCACTATGCACTCCATCACGGGACTCTTAGCGGGTACCCCGGGTCCGGAGCGGAGGGGGAAGAGCCCGCACCTGTGCGGCAGAACCCTTCGATCCGTCTGGAGCGGAACCCCGAGGGCGGGGGCGAGGAGCAGGAGCCCGTGGAGGAGTCCTACTCGGCTGGCGTGGAAGAGGTGCCGGAGCTGGAGGACAGCTACGAGGAAGCCGAGAAGGTATATGAAACCTTCCACGGCAGGGACAGCGACGAGGAGGTCGTCGTCGAGGAGGCGTTCGCGGTCAGGGACAATCTGGCCGCGCTCGGCATCCTGCAAGAGCTGTCTCTGACATCGCCCGCGAAGGTGAAGTTCAAGGTCGCCTTCGAGGACGACCAGCCGCTGTTGTGCTCCAGCGTCGATTCTCTGCAGCTCTATATCATCGGCGGGGACCAGTCCATCGACGACGATACGCTGCTTGAGATCCTCGACGGGGACCAAGAGGCGGCCAACAAGGACAAGGTGCTGCTCGGCGTTCTGGACACGCTGGTGTACCAGACCGAGAAGGACTTCGACAATTTCGAAACCATCGACTACGAGCACGAGCTCGGAGAGGACGGCGGCTTCCAGCCCGCCGTCGTCTACGACCGGGTGAACAGACAGCTTGAGCTCGTCGGTGGGTCGTACAAGATCAAGCGGGAGGGAATCGTCAACTGATGGTCGCCCTTCCCTTGATATCCGCCATTGCGCGGAAACCACAGAAAGGAGAAACCGAATGGCTGTGGTGAAAGTGGTGCGGCGAGTGGCGAATCCGCGCAGGAGAGCTCGCCGCAGGCTGAATCCGATCCGGCGGCGGAAAACGATCCGACGCCGCAATCCCGCGCTCGTGCTCACGCTCGGCGCAGTGAATCCCAAACGCAAAAGGAGAAAGAACCCCATGGCTCGTATCAGTCGTCGCCGCCGGAATCCCCGGCGCAAGATGCTGTCCCTGTTCTCGGTGCCGGTGCGCCGCCGCCGGAATTCCCGTCGTCGCCGCCGGAACCCCGCTCTGGCTGTCTACCGCCGCCGCTACAGCCGCCGCCGCCGCAATCCGATGTTCGGCAGCGTGAAAGGCGCTGCTGTGCTCGGCGGCCTGACCGGCGTCGCCGCCACCCGGCTGGTTTCCAAGATCATCCCGCCCGGCATCCTCGGCTTCGCGGGCCAGTTCGCCCCGCTGCTGAGCGACGGCATCAGCGCGATGCTGGTGAGCTGGGCCGCCGAGAAGATGGGCGGCAATGGCGAAACGGCGCGGGACTTCAAGTCCGGCGTGCCCTTCGGCGCTCTGATGCTGGTCGGTTCGACGGCCATCAGCACCTTCGTTCCCGGTCTGCGGCAGTACGGCTTCGGCATCGGCGCTCTGGTGCCGGGCCAGTTCCCGATCCCGCAGAACCCGATCCGTCCCCTCGCTCTTCCGGCTCCCGCGCCGGACGCCAAGACCCGGGTCAACACCAGCGGTCTGAGCCGCGCGTTCGGCACCGCGTTCTAGTTTTACGGGGCGGAGGACGAACTCCCCGCCCCAGTGCCAACACAAAGACCCAATGAAATCCCGGCTCAGCCGGGTGAAGGAGAACAACGACAATGGCGAATGAACAGATCATCCTCGACGCATTCCAGTCGCAGGTCTACGTCGAGAACCGGATGGACGTGCAGCACACCCCGCTGTACGACACCGTTTCTTGGAGCGCCGGTGATTCGGTGACCGAGCTCACCGGGCAGTGGTTCACCAACGTGGGCCCGAGCTCCAGCAAGACGAAGGCCAAGACCAACATGACCCAGTCGCGGCGTCTGCCCGCGCCGGAGGCCTTCAGCGTGTTCGGCATCCGGGTCTACTGGAAGCCGAACGTCCTGCTGGCGGACCTCATCAGCGTGCTGGACAACTTCGCGCTCGAGTTCTACCTCGGGCAGAAGTCGTACAACCTCGGCCCGCTGTGGTACTACGCCGCCGGTGCTGGCATCGACGGCGTGGCTGCCACCACGGCCACCTCGACCACGATCACGTCGTGGCTCAACGGCGCTCCGCACCGCGAGTCGATGCACAAGCTGGCGCTGCCCATCGTCATCGAGAACCAGATGACGTTCTGGGCGCAGCTGGTCGGCACCTCGACCACGCTGACCGCCAGTGGCAGCGGCGGCACCGGCCTGACCCTCACGGTCCTGCTCGACGGCTTCTACGCTCGCGGCGTGCAGTGATCGCTGCTCCCGATGGCATGGGAGGGGGGCTTCTCAAAGCCCTCCTCCATGCTGCAAACTTGAGGAGAGGAGAAAGAGTCCATGCGATACAACCCCTACGCTCCACCGGCCATCCGGGGGCTCGGACAGACAGAGGACAAGGCCTACATCGACATCCCACGGTTCCACCGCATCGAGGTGTCGATGTCGGCGAGCGAATTCATCCGCGATCGGGCGAGCGAGTTCAGCGACGAGGGGGACTTCATCCTCCGCGCCATCAGCGTGGCGTCGTTCACCGGCGCGTTCAGCGTGCAATTCACCGACGCCAACGGCTACGCGATGTCGAACACGCTGATCAACCACTACGCCTTCCTCGGGGCGAGCAACAGCCCGGTGCCGTTCGTGATCTTCCCGGAAGTGGTGTTCCCCAAGAGCAGCAAGATCAGCTTGAACATCCTCAACCTGACGACGTCGGCCAACACCGTGATCTTCCTGTTGCACGGAGTGATGCGGGCGCAGGCGCTCAGGTAAGGAGGGCGGGCGATGGATTACTTCGACCTGCCGTTTTACTACGTCTACGACGCCTCGGGGCTGACCAACGGCCAGAGCTACGACGGGCTGGCGATTGCGGTTGACCGCGACGCGGAATTCCGGCTGCGGGCCGTGCTCGGCGTCAATCTGGTCTGCTCCGGCGGGATGTACTTCTACGACGGCGACGGGAAGCCCGCGACGCCGCGCGGATTCATCCATCCGGGCGACCAGCCGCTGCTGGTGCAGCCGGAGATCGTCTATCCGCCAGCCGGTCAGATCCGGTTCTCTCTGTCGAACGTGCAGCGTGCGGCGCACAACTACACCGGCACGCAGAAGGCATATTACAGCCGCCTGTGCTTCTACGGCGTGAAGCGGTTCACCGGCGAACGCGCCCGGTCGATGCTCGATCAGCAGAAAGCCTCGGCGGCCTTCCGCCACTTCCCGTACCAGAATCGGAACGACCTGACCGTGAGCATCTACAGCCACGTCAGCCCGGGCTTCACGCAGGAGGAAGCGCCGCGCCAGTTCCGGGTCGAGGTGGACAACTACGGCTACGACTGGTTCGCTCTCGCGGGCGAGCCGGATCTGCTCAACAACAAGCTGCTGCTGATGCCCTACGACTCCAGTAGCACACGGCAGCTGGCGAGCGACTATGTGCCGTCGGCATTCCTCGCGTGGCGTCCGTACCGGCCATGGGCGTGCTTCCCGTCGGTTCCCCTGTTCTTCCCGGCCAACGGCATTCTGCGGCTGGACTGGATGAGCCGGTACACGGACGCCGACACGCTGCCTGCAACCGTGCCGATCACATTGATCGGGGCACGGAGGATCGGATGCTGAGGATGGAGGGCGTATGCTGAGCGCAATTGCGGATGGATTCACGCTGCACCCGGGCATGATCGAGATTCCGGGCAGGTACGAGCCCATGGCCATCGCGCAGCTGGAGCTGCTGCGGCGATCGAAGACCTATCGTCCGTATTGGGTGAGAGTGCCGGAAGGAAGCCAGACGGTGGGGGCCTTCGGCAGCTTCCAGTATCAGGTGCATCTGAAACCGGGCAGCTGGCTCTACGGGCTGCAGCTGACCGTGCTTGACGTTCTGGACCAGCCGGTGCTGTCGATGAACAGCGCCGTGCTGAGCATCCAGATCACGGAGACCTACAGCGGGGCGCAGTTGTTCAGCGAGCACAGCCGCACGCAGCCGCTGTGCAATCAGTGCTGGTTCGGCGACACATCCCGGCTGCAGTTTTTCCCGCTCGCAGAGCCGAAAGTGATCATCGATCCCGGAGATCTGGACATCGATGTCTGCAACCTGACCGATCTGGCCCGCAAGTGGGAGCTGATTCTGTTCACGGCGGAACCGTACGAGCTGGTGGAGGCCTGACATGGACGCGTATTTGACGAGAGCGGACATCCCCCTGCTGAAGCGGTCGGAGAAAAGCGCGGAGAAGCTCGTCGCAGCAGGCCTGCCGGTGCTGCAGCTTCGGAACATGCTTGCCAACCTGACGGCTTCTTTGGGCGTCTACAACGTCTACCGCACCTCCAGAAACCGGCTGGAGATCGTAGACGCCAAGGCCGAGTCCATCCGACACGCCAAGCTGGCGAAGAACGACTACACGGACCTTGCCAAGCGGATCGAGTCAGGCATCCCGGATCCGAAGGCCCGGAGGAAGATCCGCAAGGTTCTGGACGATGTCCACTTCGGAGTCATCCACCGCATGAGGGTGAGAAAGGACGGGCTCTGATGCTGCAAGGACAGTATGTTCCTCGAGCTACGGACGCGGACCGGGAGTTGTGGACAATCACGTTGGAAACGCCCCGTTGGAAGAGCGACCGTCTGTTCGGGTCCAGCAAGTACAAGAGCGACCAGCCGCCGTGGCTGGTGATGCCGCCGAATGCGGTTCCGTTCCAGAAGTTCAGCTCCATCGCGCTGCCTGCGGCCAACGGTCAGGACAATACGGTGGTGCAGTTCACCGTGCCGCAGGGCTTCGATGGCGTGATCAGCTCTCTGGTGCAGCAGTACACGGGCACAGGGTTCGTCGAGGGCAGCGGCGATTTGAAGTGGCGCATCCGCATCGGCGACCGCTGGGCCGAGGACATGGGCAACATGATCACCCAGCTTGGCAGCCTCCAGTCGCCGTACCAGATCTACCGCAGCGGGGTGCGGCTGCGGGAGTCGGACACGGTCACCTACATCGTCAACCATGCGACGGGGAGCGGTCTGACCGGCGGGCGCATCGTCTGCGGCTGTTTCGGGTGGTACTATCCCACCGCGTGAGGTGACCGATGGCGAACGGCCTGTACCGCAAGGCGTGCGAGAGCTACAGCTTCCCCAACATCGTCGGGCACACCATCAAAGTGAGCCTGATTCGCACGGCTGGTGGCTACACGCCGAACCTGAACACGGACCAGTTCTACTCGATCATTCCCGGCGCGGCGGTGATTTTCGACGGACCGGCGCTGACCGGGAAGAGTTTCACCGGCGGGGAGTTCAAGGCCGACGACGTCAACTTCGGCGTGGTGCCCGCGAGTCCGGCGGCGGATGGCATGGTCATCTGGCGCGACAGCGGAAACCCGGCCACCAGCGAGCTGCTGGTGTGGTATGACACGGTGCCCGGTCTGCCGGTGACGCCGGACGGATTCAACTACATCATTATCCAGTGGCCGACGACGTTCATTTTCCGGCTGTGAGGACGAGATGGCGCACACGGTTCTGTGGATCGACGGCTTCGACGAGATCGCGAGCACGGATCAAAAATACTCGTCCACAGAGAGAAACCAGACGTGGGCCACGGATCCGACGCCGGCCTACGGCTACGGGAAGGCGATGCGAGTGCAGAACGGATGGGTCGCGCCGATTCTGACCGGGTCCCCGTACACAGTCCTGTTCGCTGCGTTCGACCTCCTGTTGTACACCACGTTCGACGTGAGTCAGCTCCAGTTGGAATTCTGGGACGATCTCGCAGGACAGGCGCAGTGCTATTTGAAGACTTCGCTCAACCAATCCGCTTTGAAATACGATCTGGTGCTGTATCGAGGTGCCACCGCGCTGTATACATGGACTGCTGTTCTCGACCACGCCATTCACAACCATGTCAGCATCCGCTGCGAGGTCAACAGCAGCACCGGCAGCGTGACTTTGGCGGTAAACGGAGTGGACAAGGGGACTTTCACCGGCAACACGCAGAACACGACCAATACCCGGATCGACCGGTTCCGCATCAACATGACGGTGAACAACTCAAGAGTCGGAGTAGACAACTGGGTGATTGCCTCGGGGCTGATCACCGATCCACTGTTGCCTGTGACCCGGGTCTACGGAGCTAACATGCCCAACGCTAACATCGCCGTGGCGTGGACTCCGAGCACCGGGAGCAACTACCAGACGGTGGACGAGATCCCTCCGAGCGATACAGACTACAACAGCACGTCGACTTCCGGGGCGCAGGACGTGTTCTCCCACGCGGCGCTGTCCGGCGTCGGGGATCAGGTTCTGGCGGTGCGGGCCAACGCCCGGGCATGGAGAGACTCGACCGACACGATCCAGAATCTGGTGCGGGTTAGCGGCACGGACTACTATGGCTCGACGAAGACGCCGTCGTCGAGTTATCTGAGCTACGGCCATGTGTGGGCGCAGAATCCGGCGACGAGCGCGGCGTGGACGCCGAGCGACGCGATTGCCGCGCAATTCGGATACAGGAGGGTGTAAATGGCGTACACGATTCTCTGGATGGACGGCTTCGACGAGATTGGAAACGCGAACCAGAAGTATACCGAAGGCGGCGAAATCAACTACGCGCAGGCTACGAACACGACAGTAGTCCCGTTTTCCTATGGCAGGTCGCTGAAGTTCAACAACTCCAACGAGGTGGTTCTCCAGAAGGTGATCTCAGGCGCACCGTACACGACGTTCTTCCTCGGGTTTCATTTCTACCTCAACTCCACGGACACCACGGAGAGGAACTTCATCCAGTTCTTGGACGCGCAGAACAACGTGGTGCAGATCGAGCTTCGGCGCATCTGGGACAACGTTCTGCTGAAGCACGTCCTGCGTCTTTACCGCGGATCTACATTGTTGGCAGCTACCACGGACGGGATCCAGCAGGCGACTTGGACATGGATCAGCGTGAAGTACGTCTGTCATCCAAGCACCGGAACCGTCGAGGTCAAGATGAACAACTCCACGGTGCTGACCTTCACCGGAAACACCCAGAACGGAGCTGTGACTCAGGTGCATCGCCCTGTGATCCGCACCGGGTTGGCAATCACCGACTTCTATGTTGACAACCTCGTGGTGGCCACCGGACTGACAACGGACGATCTGTTGCCGGAATGCAGGATCTTCGGTGCCGTGGTGCCGACGTCGAACGACAGCATCGCGTTCACTCCGAACGCAGGCACGAACTGGTCGAACGTGAACGAGATTCCGCCGAACGACGACACGAGCTACAACTACTCGAACACGGTTGGCGCAACGGACGTGTTCGTCTGCGCGCCGCCGACGCTGACCGGGGTGGTCTACGCCGTCAAAGTCAACTTCCGGGCGAGGAAGGACGACGCCGGAGTGCGGGAGCTGGCATCGGTCATCAAGCCCGGAACAACTGTCCATCAGGGGTCGGCCATCGAGATCACGTCGAACTACTTCAATCGCGGATACATGTGGCAGACGAACCCGGACACCGGCGTGGGCTGGAACCCCGGAGATCTGACCAGTCTGAAATTCGGCTACAGGATCGTGACCTGACATGGCGGTTCGAGTCAGCCAGACCAACAAAGAGATTGCGGGCACGTCGAGCACGCCTGCTTCCCGAGTCACGCAGGCGCAGGCCGAGATCCTGACCGGGCAGGCCAATACCAACGCCCGGGTGACGCAGCTCAGCACGGAGATCATCAGCACGCAGGCTGGGGCCAACGTGTGGGCGACACAGTCCACGGTTGAGATCCTGCTGTGGCTGAACAGCTGGATGATCTACGATGTGCCGAGTCTGGACGAGTCAAGTGTGCCCGCGCCGACCGTGGTGATGAGTCCGCCGCCGCCGCCGCCGGTTTTCTACTTCTACCCGTCCGGCGGCGGCAAAGTGCTCAAGTACAAGCCGACGACATCGGAGGCGGACACCCGGCTGCTGGAGCGGCAACGGTTGTGGGAGGCCTACGCGCGGGCGGCGGTGGAGGGCAGCGGGATGTCCGGTCTCAGGGTCTCTCTGGGTCGGATCACGAACGGGCTGCGATGGCTGGAGCCGGGCCGCCAGCGGCGGCGGTGGATGCGGCAGGGATCCATCGTCACGCCCGCACCGGCGGACGGGGACGTGGCAGTGTGCGAGTTCGAGGTGCCGGAGGGCTACTACGGTTACCTGACCGGCTTCTGGTGGGCCTACACCGGGACCGGCTATGTGGAGGGCAGCACGGACATCTACTGGCGTATCAAAATCAGCGACTGGTATCCGGAGGGCTACGGCGCGGTGCGGTTTCAGATGGGGACGCCAACGGACCCGCTGACGGTCACGGGGATGCTGCCTCTGCGCTCCCGGGAGACGGTGAAGCTGATCGTGTTCGTCAAGAACGACAGCGGGTTCATTCAGGTGGGCACCAGCAGGATCATCGGAGGGATCAGGGGATGGCTTTATGAACCGGAGGGCGGAACGGGAGGAGGCGTAAGGTGGTAAAGGACAACATGGACATCAAAATCAACGGTGATGAAGGCCCCTCCATCCGCTTTCGCATCGGACTGATGGCAATCGTGCAGGTAATCGCCACGTTCATTACGTTTGGCGTGGCGCTCCGAGTCCTCTCAGCGGACGTGGACCGGCTGAAGACGCAGAACGAGACCCTGCAGAGGGAAATGGTCATCATCCGGGAGACGCAAGCGAAGATCCTCGCAGTGATCGAGGATCTCCGGGACGACATCCGCTACCAGCGGGAGCGGATCGACCGGAAGGTGGAGGGGCGGTGACATGGTTTGGTACTGGCTGTTCGTAGTCGTGATGGCGGCCAGTTCGGCGCGGGACGGGAAATGGGCTCTGGCTTCGGCGTTCCTGATCCTCGGGTCCCTGTTGTTCTGGCTCAGCAAGAAAGGAGAGGTTTCCGATGGGAAAGGTGAAGAAGATTCTGATCATCGTTTTCAAGATTCTGCAGATCTTGGGTATTGGCGCGGGCACGGCGGCGCTCACGAACCCTGAGGCGCTGTCAGGCATTCTTACCCCGGAGCAGATCGGGACTCTGGCGGCAGGCGCGGCGGTCGTGAACGCGTTCCTGCCGTCGGTGCTGGGGAAGAAAACCGGGTCGGAGCAGGGCAAAAGTTGACATAAATTATGTAACATCGATGAGACAGAAACAGGAATATATACTTCGTATATATTCCTCTGTTTCTGTCTCAGGTGTAATGTCACATTCAAGGTGCTCCTATTACTTCGCGGTATTATAATAATATGACCCCTTATTACGCGCGCGCGCGATTTGGTATTTGTATTTGAGGTTTGGAGATTGTCATTGCCGCCGAGACCGGCGACCGGAGGTGAGCCATGGCGACCTACAAGGATCTGGCTGACGCCATCATCCAGCAGGAGGGAGCGTTCAACCCGCGCAGCGTCAACATGCGGCTGGTTACCCAGCACGGGCTCTGGAACGTCGGCCATCTGGAATGGCGCAGCCAGCGCGGCGCTGTGCCGGTCGACATCAACGGGCGGCTGTGGGCCGGGTGGCCCAGCTACGAGGACTCCTACGACGGACTCCTGCGCCAGCTCTGGCTCTACGTTGGCAGAGGCCTGACTCTGGAGCAGATGATCTACAAGTACGCTCCCCCGCAGGAAAACTACACTGAAAAGTACATCGCCTTCGTCAGCTCGCGCACCGGCATCCCCCGCGACGGCAGGCTAGCAGACTACCTGCCGGAGGAAACCTACTTCCAGTACGCGGGGCGCAAGGCCGACCAGACGCCAACGCCGGACAGACCGTCGCCTCCCGCAGAATCAGCCGTGCCGGAGCAGGTATCCGGGTGGCCCCTCCCTCTCCTCACCGACGCCGGGGACGAATCCGCCGAGCCCGGCGTCGAAACCGCAGAACTCGGCGGATCAGCCGGAGCCTTCATCCTCCTCGCCGCAGTCGGAGCAGCAGCGGCAATCCTCCTCAAACGAGGGTGAGACGCAGGAGGCCGGACCCCGGACCCCGGACGCAGCAGCCCGGACTCCGGACGCAGCAGCTGGCATCCGGTGGCTGGCCCGGCAGGCGTGGGGGCTGTGGCTCCGGCTCTGGCGCTAGGACCGGGCGTGCTGCGGCGGAAAGGGCCCTAGGACGAGACGTTCCGGTTCCGGGGTCCTCGGGGCGCTCCCCGGCCCCGGCGAACGCTCACAGGCCGATCCGACGCAGGTGTTGATCCTGCGCCGCGCCCGCTGCATACTGGGGCCATGACCCCAATGCAAATCGTGCTTCCCGCCGCCGAGGGCGTCAACCCGGCGGTCCTCATCGACTGCGGCGGCGCGTCCCTGCCGGATGTGCTGGGCTACTGCAGCCGGAGCCTCGGGTGGTCCCGGGTCCTCCTGTCCTTGGGCGAGCAGGACGGAGGGCGCGGGATTATGGCGAACATCGGAGACTTGCTGGCCGAACAGATCGAGGCGGCCAGCCTTGAGATGGTCGTCGAGGCCATCCCCAAGGGCGCAACGATCCGGCGCATCATCATCGGCAACGGCGTGCTGGCCACAGTCAGCCAGCCGGACGGAACCATTCTCGACAACGCCATCGAGGCCGTCAACGACGTCGAGAATCCGCCGCTCAGCCTGTCCCCGGGTTTCTATGACATCGACGAGGAAGAGGACGAGGACTGGGACGACGAGGACCTCGAAGAAGGCGAAGACGAGGAGCTCGAAGACGAAGACGAGGAGGACGAGGAGGAGGAATCCGATGCCGAGGATCAGGCGAAGACTGCAGCGATTGACTGACCGTCTCCTGATCCTCCTCCGACCCACCGTCCTTTGGGCGATCTGCATCTCCCTGCTGTTCTTGGCCACCCGCCGCAATCCGGTGGACTTCGTGCTGGCCGTGGCCGGGCTCTTCTTCCTCGGCCCGGCGGTTTACGCCACCGAGGATGCCATCTTGGAATGGGGCCTCGCCAAAGATCTCGACGAGTTCTAAGACCTGTGGCATGATGTGTTCAAGGGCGAAAGCTAACTCCTCCGGCTTGTGCCCAAGCGCCCCCTCCGGCGCACTCCCCCTGCCGCCGGAGGGGGCGAGCGACCCCGGAAACTCCCCCCGCCAAAACCCTCTTCTGGAAGCGCATTTTTCTGTGCGTAGTGTCTCGTTCAGGCGCTTTTTTAGCGCCTAAAAACTCTAAGTCCCTTGATTCCGTAAGCAAGGGGCCGGACAATATATTCAAACCGTCTCATCAGACGAAAGGAGAGCACATGATCATCTATCCCAAGCCGGACGTCCCAATCGCCTCCGCTCAGGAGCCGATCCAGTCAATTTACCTCTTCCCGCTCATGCAGACCCGGGATGACTACCGCGAGGTGTTTTCGTCCGAGCCCCCGCCCCCGGACCCCTCGATCCGAGCCAAGAACTGGCTCGACCCGGGTTACGCCGGAATGGCCGAGGACGACGGCGAGGAGGTCAGCTACACCATCCTGTCCGTCGACCCCAAGACCGGATCCTACCGCGTCCGCGAAGACGGCACCCCGGTTCTGACCACCCTCACCATCAGCAAGTACCTCGCTGGCCGGGTCAACATCCCAACCGGCCAGACCAACGAGTTTCCTTCCACGGCACCCATCTCCAAGTTCATCCCCCTGCCGGTGCCCCTGCGCCAGCTCCACCCGGACGAGTACCTCGCCATGAGCGGCGGCATCTTCCCCCAGCCCGTCGTCATCAACCGCCGCAAGATCACTACCACCGCCAAGGACATCGCAGCCAAGATCCGTGCGCTGCTCGACGAGCTGGACAGCAAGCTGTAATGCCGAGGATCAAGTACGCAACCAAGGAACAGATCGACGCGCTGCTGGCGGCGTCCTACTCCGACGTCCGGGACCACGCCATCCTGACCCTCATGTTCTGGCGCGGTCTCCGGGCTTCGGAGGTCGGCATGCTGCGGCTGGAAGACTACAACCGCGCCGACGGACGGCTCTACGTCCACCGGGCCAAGGGCAGCCTCAGCGCCGAGTATCTGCTCTCGCCTCAGGAGCGCAAGGCGATGGACGCGTGGACCCGCGTGCGGGGCACTGATCCCGGCCCCCTGTTTGTCAGCCGGAAACGGGGACCCATAACCCGGCAGCAGCTTCATCGGATGGTCCAGCGCTACGCCCGCAAGGCCGGGTGGCCCGAGGAGCTCTGCCACCCGCACACGCTGCGGCACTCTGTCGCCGTCCACCTTGTGGAGCAGGGCGTCGACCTGCTCGCCATCAAGGACTGGCTCGGCCACAAGGCGATCACGTCCACCACGGTTTACGCGCAGATTACCAACAAGGCCCGGGATGCGGTGGCCGAGAGAGTGTACTCCGCTTCCGAGCCCGCTGTGGTGAAAGTCAACTGGTCCAGAAACCGGCGAGGCCGCAGAAGGACAGCAGGATCCGGAGCGAGCTCATGACAATGGAGAGATTCGTGCTCAAAACGGTTGGCGGACGGGAGTTCGACCAGCTCCTCAGGTACACATACGGAGGCAGCCTGAAACGGTTTCTCGAAGCCAACGACATGTCGTCTCTGGAGGATTTCCTAGACGAATTCGGCGGGGACGAGGAAAAAGCCAGACAGTGGCTTTGGGAAATGGTCTCCGATCAAGTGAGAGAGATGGAAGAAAGCATGGAGGAGGATCGGAAGCGGCTCGAGCGGGAAGAGGAAGAGAACCGCATCCACCGCATCTGGATCGAGCAAGTCCAGCCGCTTAGAGACCGCGCGGTCGAATACGCGCGGCGGATGCCCGACGTCTACTCCATCCGCGAAAACGTCTCAAGCACTTACATCCAAGGACCGTCCGGAACGATCCGGTTCAGCGACCATCCGCAGAAGGTCGACTATGACAACCGTGGCCGCTCGGTGGTGCGCGGCGGCTGGGCCAAAGGCAGCCATATATGGTCCGGGGACTACTATCCTTCGGCTGACTACTCGGTGGATCCGTCCAACGCGGGCCGGTTTTCATGGAGCGATGTGCTGTCGTGGCTCAAGGATATCGCCAAGGAGGAACAGGAATGAACACAACCGTCGGGGTCGCCTTCCGCAAGGCCATGGCGGGAGGGTTGTTCGACAAGATCATCGGACTCCGCGCCGGTCTGCCCGGCATGGTTTACAGCCACTGCGAGTTCTGCTGGCCCGCCAAGAGTTTCGTCGTCACCGCCAAGTTCATCGGCTGGAAACGGCAGCAATACGATCCGTCAGAGTGGGACGTCATGCCTCTGCCTGTCGACGCCGAGGAGTCGGAGCATCTGGCGCACCTGTGCGAGGAACTGCTGCAGTCCAAGCCGCGCTACGACTGGCCCGGGCTGTTCAGCGTCGGTGCCCTCCACCTAGCCGGTCGGGAGCTGCCCAAGTGGTGGTTCTGCTCGGAACAGGTGGCGTGGGCGCTCCGCAAGCTGGGATACGTCGACCTGTTCTGCCTCCACAAAGAAGCCTATACGCCTTCGCTGGTCGCCTACACCATCTCCCAATGGCTCGGCCTGCCTCAACCGGTAGCCGATGCGCTGGCGTCGCTGGCAAGGGCGAGGAGGGGAAGGAAATGAAGACCAAGGCCGGACGCACAGCCAACTGGCACGACGTGCTGGACCGCCACCGCTTCAGGGTCACCCTGTCCTGCGGCGTGGACAGCCGCGTGCTCATCGTCACCAGCGTGGCGGTGGCCAAAACTGGACTGGAGCCCGGATGGCGGGTATCCCAAGTCGATCAATGGGACCCGGCCCGCTGCTGCTGGTTCTCTCTCGAAGTCTTCTGACTCTCCCGCCTCAGCGCGGTGTACGACTGCACCGCGCGTTCCAGACGCCGCACGAACTCTCCGTGCGCGATCCCCAGCGCTTTGGCCAGCCTCATTGAAACGGTGCGGTTCGGCACCAGCATTCCGCGCAGGATCTTGTAGGCGTGAGGCCTGCGGAGACCGGCTTTCCACGCAATGTCAGCCACGCGCACGCTCGGAGGCAGATTCCAGAGCTGCTCGACCAGATCCCTCCACTTCGTCCTTGGAGCCAGAGGCATGCCATTATTCTACAACGGTTTGCAATTTCCTGCGTGTATTTTCTTACACCGCAACCTGTAGCGGTCGTTTGTGCGGACTCTGCATCTTGCGCTGGATTGTGCGCGACCCGGGGCGTAGATTCTTTTTAGGCGCTAAAATCCTATGACACCCGGACCCATCTCACTAGAACAGCTCAGACAGCTCCAAGACGCAATGCAGCGTGATTTGGACAGGATTCAGACTCTGATTGACATGATCCAGTCGCTGCCGGAGGACGCGAAAGCAGAAGAAATGCTTCGGGTTCTGTTGGAGATCAGCCGGAAGAACCTCTTGGCCCAGTCCACCGATCTCAGACAGAAGCTGGACAGCCTGCGACCGGCCATGGCCAACATCATTCTCGCCACCCCGATGCCGGGAGGTCCGAGGTCATGAGGAAGAGGCCAGCGAAAGTTCAAGAAGAGCTGTGGACGGAGAGCACAGCGCAGCCGTCGGAGAACGCAGTCGAGTTCAGCGAGGAGGAGTGGCAGCAACCGGCGGCGGACAACAAGGGGCACTCGGCTAAAGTTTCCTGCCGCGTGCCCCCGCCGGTGACGCGGATGATCGACTCCATTGTAGCAAGCCAGAGGTTTCCCTACCAGACCGCCGACGACCTGCTCCGGCACGCCGTCGTCCGACACCTCTACGCCCTCCACGCCTACGACCAGACCCTGCCCCGCACGCTCTACACCACGGCCATGGCCATCATCCGCATGGTGCAGGACCACGAGGCCATGACCACCATGAGGGAGTCCGTGGTCCGAGCCGCAGGCATGTTGCAGGAGCTCGCTCAGGAGCAGGACTGGGCTGAGATCGCCCGGCGCATCGCCTTCGTCGACGCCGCCATCGCGCAGATGCCAGCCACCAGTCCGTGGCGGCGCAAGTTCGAGTCGCAGTGGCGCAAGAAAACCGAGAAGTACCGGCAGGCGGTCGAGGACTCGGGGGACGGCGACAGGCCAGCAGGCCCCTGCCCCAGCACGCTGCCAGCCCACATCGACATCTAGACGTAGTCTCGCAGGGGGAAACACAGACAATGATCCCGGGAGGATTCTCTTCTCTTCGCCCGGCTCAGGAAACCATGTCCGGGCTCATCGAACACGCGTGCCGCAGCGGAGACTCGGTCACCCAGTGCCACTGCGCCCCGACCGGCACGGGAAAGACTCTGGCCTACATCACAGGTTGTTGTCGTTCTGGCTCCCGCACGGCGGTTCTGACCCAGACAAAGTCTCTGCAGAACCAGATCCTGAGGGACTTTCGGGCCGAGGTGATGGATGTTCGCGGCGCGTCGAATTTCCCCTGCTCCCGATGGGGAACGTGCGAGCGCGGCAGGATCCGCGGCTGCTCAGGGGTTTCGTGCCCCTATTTGGCGCAGTTCGAGGACGCAAAGCTTTACAAGATCATCGTAACCAATTACGCCATGTGGGCCTCCATGGTGCTCGGCAACGCACCGGCAGGCTCGTTCAGCGCCGTGGTCTGCGACGAGGCGCACATGCTCGACAGCGCTTTGGATTCGGCGTTCAGCGTCCGTGTGACAAATGACGAGTCCCGGCTGCTGCGGCTGCCTTCAGGGCCGGATCTGCTGACTCCGTCCGAGCTGCAGTCCAGCCTCTCGCTGCTCGAAACGCTGAAGCCGAAAACCGACGAAGACGCCCTTCGATTGGAGCGCAACAAAAGGGTGTGGGGCGCATTGCTAGGCATGCGGAATCCGCCGCAGATCGTTCTCCGCCGGGAGGGTGAGTACAACGTGATGTCGACCCTCTGGCCAGCGCCATGGTTCCGCTACGCCGTTCGGAAGCAGACCAAGGCCGTCATCCTGACCTCGGCCACCATCAGCGAGGTCGAGCTGACGCGTCTGTTCGGGCTCCAGAGGACAGAGTTCGAAAGCTACGATTACCCGTGCCCGTTTGATCCTCGCAAAGGGCCTGTCTGCCTGCTGCCGAGGGGAAAGATGAACCACGCGGCCAAGGAAGACGTGATCTCGCGCGTGTTCAAGACGGCGCTGGACATCGCCAAGTCAAGGCCCGGAACCCGCGGCATCGTCCACACCGTCAGCCATGCCCGGGCGCAGAAGCTGATCGAATACGCCGCGCTGAACCAGCCAGATGTTTCTCACCGCCTTACAAGCAGCATCGAAGCCTATCTCAGTTCTCCCGACGCCGTGCTGGTCAGCGCCAGCGTCGGAACCGGGCACGACTTCCCGGACGATCTCTGCCGCTGGCAGGTGGTCGTCAAGGCACCGTACCCGAATCTCGGCGACCCTGTCGTCAAGCTGCGCTCGGAGTCCGACCCGGGCTACATGCAGATGGTCATGCTCGCCAACCTGACACAGATTTGCGGGCGCAACGTCAGGCACGAGGACGATTACGGAGAAACGTTCGTCCTCGACACCAACGCCTGCGATGCGCTCTCGTCCAGCGGCACCGGACTCGTCCCGGACTGGCTGCAGGCAAGGGTGCGGCGGATATCCTCCGTACCCAGACAGAAACCACACAACAACACCAAGGAGTGAGCCATGAGCATCAGTCTCAACCCCAAGACGTTCGTTTCCGGCGGACTTCTCAACGATGTCGATGTCGAGATCGTAGAAGCCCGCTATGCGTTGTTCGACTATCAGGGCACCGTGGACGCGGCCAACATGAGAACCGCGCTGCGGCTGCAGATGAGGACCCTCGACGGGTCGCAGGAAGCCACCGAGCACCTTACGCTCGGGGCTACCGGCGACTTCGTCCCCAACGACAGCGACGGCGGGCTCACGCTGCGCCCGCTGTCCGGGAAAACCTCCCTGACCAAGCGGTCGAAACTGTACTTCTTCCTCCAGTCTCTGACCGACGCGGGAGCGGACATGAGCCGCCTCGACAACGGGCGTGCGGACGAGCTGGAGGGTCTGAAGTTCCATTTCGTCCGCAAACCGATGCCGGACATGGGCGGGCTGGAGGTCACCCGGCGGGGCAAGAACCCGGACCAAGCCATCGAGTACATCCACGTCACCAAGCTGATCGAGTGGCCCGCCAAGAAGGCCGCGCCCTCCGCTCAGGCACCGGCAGCCGCATCCGGAGGGCCGTCGCCCGAGGCCGAGGCCGCCGCGACCGAGATCCTGATGGAGCTGGCCAAGCCCGGCATGACGCTCCAGCGGCTCGGCATGGAGGCCATGAAGCGCAGCGCCAAGCTCGACGTCAAGCTCCGCAACCAGATCAGCCGCCTGCTGGTCAACGAGCAGTGGCTGTCGAATCAGGGGGTCGTCGTCGAGAACAAGCAACTGGTGCTTGTTCCGTGGGCGGCGGAGGACGAGGTGCCGTTCTAGGGTACGCCGCAATGCGCTGCTCCCACCTCGGACAAGCCGACCTCAAGCTGCCCGCCGGAAACCGGTCCTCCGGCATCCACCTCAGCGGCATCATCCGGCGCATCATGGCCGACATGGGCCGCAAGTGGGCGGAGGAGGACGAGCCCGGGCACGACGGCATCTGCCGCATGGCCATGGGACTGGCTTGGGAGGAATGGTACGGCCCCCTGACTTTCGGGGACAACTACCACCCGGGCGAGTTCGAGTTCGACGGCGTCCTGTTCACCCCGGACGCCGTCGACTGGGAGCGGCGCACGGTTTACGAGATCAAGACCACCAGCAAACGGAGCTCCTGTCCCGCCGACGCGCTCCACTGGCTGCTGCAGATCAAAGGCGAGCTGTGGGCCATCGGCGGGGGCGAGTGGAGCCGCGGAGAGTTCCACGTCCTGCATCTGTCTCCGCCGCAGAGGGTCGACGTCTGGGGGCTGTCCTTCGATGCGGACGACCTGAGAAGGACGTGGGAGATGATCGTCAGCTACAAATCCAAAGCTAAGCCGGAGGTTTGGTAATGAGCCTGTTCAAGAAGATTTCCAATGACGTCACGCCGTCGCTGAGCGTGTGCTCCAGCGGAAAGGAGAAGCGCGGCAAAACATTCTGGGCGATGTCTGCGCCGGGCCCGATTGCCGTCATCGCATCCGATCCGGGCACCGAGAGCGCCGTGAGGCAGTGGCAGAAGGCGGGCAAGGACATCGCCTGCTTCTTCCACGTCCTGCCCGGGACCGGCCAGAAGATCGAGGTTTACGAAGCTGCGTGGGCCAAGGTCGCCGCTGCGTTCGACGAGGCGGTCAACTCGGCGGCGATCCGCACCATCGTCATCGACACAGCCACCGAGATCTGGGAGCTGCTGCGGCTGGCGCGGTTCGGTCGGCTGACTCAGGTCATGCCCCACCACTACGGGCCCGTCAACGCCGAGTTCCGCTCGCTGTTCCACCGCGTCGCCGGGCGCGGCAAAAACAGCATCTGGATCCACAAGGTCAAGAAGGAGTACGCCACCAACAAGGAGGGCAAGGACTCTTGGACCGGCAAGTGGGAGCGCAACGGCTTCGGGGGTTTCGAGTACCTCGTCGATCTGGTCGTCGAGCACGACTTGATCGTGTCCGAATCCGGTCCGCCGGAGTTCTCCGTGCGGGTCGTCGACAGTCGCTACCACCCGACACGGGTCACCGGCGAGGTGTTCACCGGCGCGATGTGCTCGTTCCCGGCGCTGGCTTCCACGATCATGCCGGACTACGACTTCTCGGCGTGGGATGACGGCGTGGCGTCGCCCGTGGCGGATTAGGGAGGCTGTGATGAGGCTCTACTGCATCAGGAAAACCGAAATCCTAGAGGTCTGGTGCGACGACGACTACAGGATCCAGTGCATCGGGCGGATCGTCGTCGACAACCCCGGCAGCCCGCTGGCCGTGTCCTCTCTGCTGGACCAGATGGAGCAGATAATCGGAGAGATCAGCTACCAGTATCTGGAGGAAGGCCCGGACGACCCGCTGCCGGTGGACAAGGACGCCGTGGAGAAAGCCGTGGAGAAGCTTCGGCTGGCTCACAGCGAACTGTCGGCGGTGTGCCGTCAGACAGAGGATGCACTGGCAGCCGTGGAGGAGGTCATGGACCTGCTGCCGGTCGTGGAAGGCGAATGAACCGATGCTGCTGGTGGACAGCCGCGAGGGCAGCCGAGACCTGTCCATCCCTCTCCGTTCGGAGGGCCTTGAAGCCGAGCTCGCCGAGCTGGAGTACGCCGACGTCTGCTGGATGGGGCAAGGGCCCGGGGGTCTGATCCCTGTCGGCGTCGAGCTGAAAACCGTGCGCGACCTGCTGTCCTCCATGCGCAGCGGGCGTCTGGCCGGTCGGCAGATCCCGGGGATGCTGGCCTCCTACGACTACAGCTACCTTCTCGTCGAGGGAGTCTTCCGTCCGAACCCGCAGACGGGCGTTCTTGAGGAGCCGCGGCGCGGCGGCTGGCAGGAACTGCGGCTGGGAGCCAGCCGGTTCTACTACGACGACGTCGAGCTGTTTCTGACGTCGCTGGACACGCTAACGCCGCTCCGCGTCCGCCGCACGCGCTCCCGCACGGAGACCATCCGCGCCATCCTGCTGCTGTACCGCTGGTGGCAAAAGCCGTGGGAAGACCATGGCAGCCTGAAGGTGCTCTACGGAGGCCCGCCGCCAAGCCCGCTGCCGGTCGAGCACAGCCTGCTGAGGAAGTTCGCCGTGCAGCTGCCCGGCGTCGGCTGGGAGCGCAGCGCGGCGGTGGAGAGGTCCTTTTCCTCGGTGGCCGAAGCCGTGTCTGCAAATGAGAGTCGCTGGCGTCAGATCGACGGAATAGGCAAGGTTTTGTCAAGGAGAATCGTCAATGCAATTCATAATCGAACCTCAACCAATCCCTGACGGAGAAGCG